TCTGAAGTTTCTTACCAACCCACACTTTTCAGACTTGACTTTTAATAGTTAGTCTCTCAATATAAATATGTTGATATTGGGAGTATAACACACTTAATTCAGTATGTCAACATAATTAAATAGAGGTTATGATGCAATAAGGGTGTAGGTGGAAACACCGGAGCGGCTACCGGGGCGACCGCAAACGATCTTGATTAAAACCCCAATCGGTGTGGGTTTTTCGCTGAACTGGACATACTTAACTCTGTCTATACGCATAGAACTCGCACCTCCTGTAAGATAAATAACATTGGGATTCTCATGAATCAACATATTTGTGAACGACAGTTGCAGTACACACGGGTCTGCAACATCGAACTCATCTTGGTTCTCTGAAAGAAACGAGATTGTTTTGGGTTTGCATCTTGCAATAAACTCCTGAAATTCCTTGATCTGACTCATCTTCTGTAGCAAACCTCCATTGCTTTACGGGATTTCGTGTGGTATACTACAGGTGCATTGTAGTGGCGAGTATAATGCGCCTGTAATTCTGCGGGCTTATGATGGTATTGTCGCTTTGTGGTGAAGCGTCCTTTCTGGATATCTGACCAGTACCGTCAATCGCTGAGCAGTCCAAGTGGTGTTGGGCTGCTCTTTTTAATTTCTTGACAGAAACTAAAGTTTGTGATAACATAATCACACAAAAGAAAGTTTGTATTCGTATGGTAACACAAACAACGGGCTGTGTCAATAATCAGCTCGCACAGAAATTTGGAGGAGACGCCATGGAGTTTGGCAAGCGATTAAAGTCATATCGACTAAACAAGGGATATACGCAAAAAGAACTCGGCGCTATCATTGGCGTTTCTGAGGTCACAGTAGGTAACTGGGAAAGAGGGATAAAAGCCCCTAACCTTGGCGCATTGTTCACTCTTGCTTCAACGCTACAGGTATCATTAGATACACTCACAGGTTTCCCAATGCCAGAAACTTCTCCGCAGTTTACGCTTGAGCACACCGAACGCTCGCTTATTGAAAAATATCGTGGGCTTGATCGGTACGGAAAACAGGCGGTGGAGATGATCTGCAATGTGGAGTTTGCGAGAGTATCTGCAAAACTCAATGAGGCAATTCAACCTTCTGGAAAGATTATCGACTTTCCAACGGCAAAAGAGAGGGAGCGATACATCCCCGCTTACACAAGTCCATCTGCCGCTGGTTTTGCTGTTCCGCTTGAAGGCGATGAGTTTGAGATGATTTTGGCAGACGAGTCTGTTCCTTCCGATGCTGATTTCGCAGTTCGTATTCAAGGCGACAGTATGTCTCCGTATATCGAAGATGGCTCCATGGTGTTTGTCAACAAAGACGCCGAAATCACCAATGGAGATGTTGGTATTTTCTGCGTTGACGGGGCGATGTACTGCAAACAGTTTTTCAAAGACAACGAAGGAAATGTACATCTTCTGTCTGCAAACCCCGACCGGATCAGTGCCAATGTTTATTTGAGCGCCGATTGTGGTTCGGAGCTACGGGCGAGTGGCAAGGTTATTATTGGGAGTATCCCGCTGCCGGACTATTTCGATATTTGAAAACGACGGGGTTTATCGCCCCGTCGTTGTTCTTTATCCAAATTCTCTTGTCCAGCTTTCCTTACCAACACCAAAGACTTGACGAAATGCAATTCGAGTAGCTTCTGCAACACTGTACTTGCCATAAGTGTTCATCAGAAGTGTAATTGTCCACCCTCGATATGTTGAAAGCATCTTTTCATCTGCCTTGGTCAACTTGGTTTTCCCAGTCGCCAAACAAAACTTGTCCCTCGTAAAAGGAAATCTCTCCTTGCCAACATAACTCCAGTAGCTGGTGGAGATATGCTTTTGAAGCAGATGCGGATTATCTCGCTTATACTCTTCAATACGACACCATACTTCATTGAATTTGTCAGGAGATGCGTCGCTTATTTCATCTCGAAGTTTTTGCTCAAATTCTTCGTCAATCAAAGATCGTATAATCGAACTAACTTCGTTGATCTTTTTCTTCTGAGAGTAGTCAGCAATACTTTCGCCAAAAACATGGTAGCTGCCAATGGCAAGCCAGCCAACCTCATCCCAAAACGCCACGCTTCATCACCTCCTGTTGGTTAATAGATAATGCCGATGATGACGCAGATGATTACAATACCAAAAAATACCAGCCACCCAGTGCCGATGTTGTCACGAGGATTTTCAACCTGTTTTTTTAGATTAGATGAAAACTGCCCGCTAAAAGTCTGAGACTTTTTTATATTGCGTTCGATTTCATCAAACTCTGCTTTTGTCGGCATCGATGCTGCAGAAGAAACAAGATGAACAAACCTTGTAGATTCTGGCACATAGGTTATTCCGTTTGCCGCAGACCTTTGTTCTGCATCCAAGCGGCTTGAAATTTGCGATTTGACAACCGAATGCGTATCATCATCGCCTTTATACAAGATACCTACAAGATTTGAATTGTTACTGCGATACGGATTTTTCTTTCCGGCAGTTGCTTTTTCCAGCACCATATCGGCCACAACCTCAAGCGACAATGAATCGCTCTGATTGAAGTCGTACTTGCCAATGTAGTAGTAGGCCGCATCGTAGTCTTGCCCACGAGCTGTTCTTAAAAAATCTATCAGATCAGCTCTGATTCCCTTGTATTCTTCCATATGGAAACCTCTCACACCATTGCCGCTTCAATCTGACTCTTTGCCTCTTCCAGCTTTTCCACTGCATCGTTCAGATTTTCAACGGCATTTTCCATTGCCTCGAAGCGGTCTGTGCTTTGCAGGTTTTCTGGACAGTTATCCATAGCGTCCTGCTCTTTGTCACAGACATTTTCTGTGATGATGATCGCTCTGCTGATTAAGCTGAGCGCTTCTCGTAATGATCTTCTCTTGGTTTCATTCACGCTCTCACCCACAAATCCTTTACGCCGAAAGAAATTCTAAGCATACCGGATTTTGTTTTTGAGAAACTCAAGAAGTCCGCAGACTTCACAAACTCGAAAAACTTGTGAGACCGACCGTGCTCAAACACGACCTCGTCAGTATCAACACAAATCACTCCATGTTTCCCGTTGGGCTCGACATTGATTTGAATCCCGTCTGCGCAGAACTCCTCGTCCAAAATATCGGCAAGCTCACAGAGAACCATAAATCTCTTCTGGACATCGGTATTAACCTTAAAGCCATGAGAGCTCGCCTTCGTGAACTTGTCAAACATATGCTTTGCTTCGACTTGTGTGTTCGTTGTTGGCATAACATCACTCCAATCACACTTATATTTTACCACAAATCTGCTGTCTTTCAAGTCAGCATTTACAGGGTGCAAACAATCTCCACCTTACCAGTAGCACCTTGTCCGATAATGCTGAGAATAGAGTTTGCGATCATGCCGACATCGATTTGCCCCTGGAAGGTCAGAGAAAATTGCTTCATATCCATACCCTTCATGCTATTGATGAGCTGAGGCTGGACAGGCACAGCGGCCTCTTTAGTAGAGTTGGGGACTTCCTCCACCTTTGCGGATGCTTCATCAGAACGCCCAGCAGTTTCGTCGGAAACCTGTGTTTCGCTGAGAAACTCCTGCCACTTTGCTTTCTGATCTGCATTCATGCTGTTGCCCACCTTGAAAGTAAGGCCGAGCTGGTTGGTTTCGATATGACGGCGTACCGTCAGAGGCCGAACACCAAACATCATTGCCAGACTGGTGGCGTTAGCGTTGTAGTTCTGAACGAGATGCGTCAGATACTCCTTCTGGATGTTTGTAGGCAGCTCCTTAAACTGCTCCCAGGACTTGGGTTCATTCATTACATAAGTATGCACTTCTCCACACCTTTCTTCCCATTGCTTCCGTGTCATGTAGTCAGTTGACATCGGACACTTTTTGCTTTTGCTTCCACCTTTGCGGTACTTTGCCATTCTGGCAATGCGCTTTTTCTGCATCACATCGTAATCGAAATCATTCATTTGGAACCCTCCGACAACTTCTTTGAAACCTCGAACTTATCTTCGAGTTCCTTTGGAGACCGTGCCTTTCCGAGCTTTTTGAACTGATTATCCACAAGCTCATAAAGGAAATAAAAGTCACGGCTGTTTTCCTTGCTGGTCATAATAAAGCGCAGATTCTTTTGGGTGTCATAATATCCGACCCAGACCGTTTCGCCCTTTGGGGACTTAATCTGTTCCATCTTGCGGCACCTCCTGTGAGGAACGAAGCGTTTCAATACAGCCTGCCATAACAGCGGCAGCTTGTGCCACTTCGTCGGCAGTATTGAATTTGGAAAACGAGATGCGCACGCTGCTTCTCGCTTCTGTTGCGGTTAAACCATGTGCGATCAGAACATGACTGGGCGCTGCTTCATGTGATCTGCAGGCAGAACCGGCAGAAATACAGATACCCAATGCGTCCATCATCAACACAAGAGTCTCCCCAAAAACTCCGTCGATGCGCAGATTCAAAACCTTGCCTGGGTCGAGATATGCCGAAGACATCAGCCTTGCTCATGCTGCACTACCCTCGGCATCAGCCAATTCCTGGCGAGCTTCCTGAATAGAGTCGGCAGAGAACTGAAAAACTCCATTGAGAAATACTTCGATATGCTCTCCACGAACCCATCTGAACTCATAGTCTCCCATGGTCTGCCTCCTCCGTTTGATTTACTTAATCGTGATAAGGATCAGCGCACGGACGAACTTCATGACCCATGCCGGTGCATAGAACAGGTTGGCAAAAATCCTTCCGACCAAGCACTGCCCATCGACAAAATCTCGCTTCATCTCTCGTGCGCTCCAAAGGTGAGCGGTAATCAGATTGACCACCACATAAAGAACGATGATGATTATTGTTACAGCCGTCAAGCATTACCTCCAAAACTCTTTACTTGATGCACAAGGTCTTGTTCAGAATCCTGCCGCTTCCGGTGTACTGGTAGCATTGGAAGAACAACAGATTGCCGTACTTCAAATACTCCAACTCATCGTCAATGTAGAACCTTGGACGCTCGATAAACTTATCGGCTATGACCTTGAGTTGTACGATTTTCTTTCTCTTGCCTTTGTTGGCGTAGATTCGCTGGGGTTTCGGCAAACTCCACTTTTCCAGATAATCAAGAATGACGCTCTCCATCGGATTTGCGCTATTGATGAAAATGGAAAACCCCTCTTCGCAAAGCCAGCGATAGAGGGGATGGAATTTCTTATTCGTGATGGTACGATCGAAGTCCAGAACCACGATGGGAGACGATGCCTTATACACTCTGAGCAAATCGATCATGCTGTCTTTGTCGGCCTTGACGATCTCGTCGGCATCATCAAAGCTGAACTCACGAGTTACTTTATAGATACCTCGAAGCTGATTGGTCAGAAAGGTTATGTACGACATGAGCCCTCTGAACTGCATCATATCGAGATATCCGGCCAGCTCCTCCTCAGAGAAAATCTGATACACAAACAGGCTCTTCATCAGATGCTTGAGCCGGATGGTTTCCCGGCGGGTCAGCAGCGTTTTAGAAATACCATGTTTGTTGCACAGTTCTGTCGGCATCCCGGTCAGATAGTGCTCGGCGATGTTCACACGATCACAACCTTTCGGGTGAACAATGCGTAAAGACCGAGCGGGAGTATCAAGAGAACTGCGGTGCAGTCACGGTCTTCGATACTGGTTCCGGTGCTTGCAACCCAAAGGGCGATGGCACAGATCAGGATGATGCCAATTCCATAAAGGCGCTGCTCGAAAATCTTCCGCTTATACTGCGATTTCGACATGAGCAAACCCTCCGTTTCTTTTGATGGTGCAGGATAAGAGACTTGAACTCTTACGCTAAGAGCAGCGGTACTTGAAGCCGCCGTGTCTACCAATTCCACCAATCCTGCATGGTGCGCCAAGTGGGACTCGAACCCACGACCACCGCCTTAAAAGGGCGGTGCTCTACCAACTGAGCTATTGGCGCATGACTTACCGATAGTTACGCTGGCGAATAATCAGACCGTGAAAGTTCTTCATCTCACGAATCTGGTTATCGGTGAAAGTTCCGCAGGTGTAATACCCGTCCTCAAACCAAAGTTCCTTAAACATCAGTAAAACCTCCCGGAGAAAGAAAAAGCCACCAGTGAGCGAAAACTCCTGGTGGCTTAGTCGATCTGATATGCTGTTGTATTAGATAGGAGTAAGCAAACCATGGAAAGTGAATGTCAACCTGACCTTGTTCGCTTTCAACGGATAGATTTCCGTGTTGCTTGCAAACTCCGACGCTCTGGAAAACCCTTCGATATCAACAATGTCCAGAGATACGCCCTCAACTCGGACAACTCCGACATTGGCATCAAACTCGTGCTGCTTGCACTCGACCTTGGCTTCGCTGTTGGTTTCCCGCAAAACCTTTTTAATCATGGCGCAAGAGAACCGCATTTGCTGAACTCGTGGGTAATTCAGAATAGATACTTCGTTTCTGGGGAGTGTTTTGAGATACTCGATTAACGCATCGATCTCGGCAAAATCCGTATCATTAAACTCCTCGGACTCAAAGCACTTTTCAAAATCCTCCAACATTCCACCTCCCTTGATTGTAGGAAAAACCTGGCACAGCATGACTGTGATAAACCTCTTATTATAGTATAATCGGACTTCGTCCTTGTGTCAATTTGCAGATTATACAGTTCCTTGCGTGCCAAGATATCCACTCTGCGTTTACACAGGCTTGTGACTGTTTATCGAAAACTCGATAAGCCGCATTAGACAGAGTTGGCTTCCACCTCATTTAACGCTGCTGCCTCAGAATACAGCGCACCAACCCTCATTGATAAAAACCCGTTCGGGTATAATTCAGATCATAAAACCCGACGGTACACCCGTTAGGGTATAGTTTGGTAGCCCGTAGGAGAGTCGAACTCCTGCCTCTGGATTGAAAATCCAGCGTCTTGACCGCTTGACTAACGGGCCATAAGCCGGTTACACCAGACCGGCTACGAAACAGGCCATCGAGAAAAACCCGATGGAGAACGGAACGGTGAACCGAACGATACTCTGGATACGAGCATTACGCCGTTCAGCCTGACGGCGACGGCGACGGGCGCACTTTGCGCTATACGCCATGGCTCTCGCTTCTCTCTCAGACATACTCTATTACCTCTCTTTCGCAGTATCAAGGGCGGCGACCGTGATTGCATGAGTTACAGCGATTGCGCATCTATCACACTCGATACGCATACCACGCTCACAGCATACCCGACAGGAATACTTGAAACTCCGATTGGCTTCGTGCTTGTTGGACGCTTCATACTGCAACTCCACGCCAACCTGCTCAAATTTAGTCACGGTAGCACCTCCAATATTCAGTTCTCTCTGCTCTGCGTTTACACGGGCTGGCAACCGTTTGGGAAACCCAAGCCGCATTAGAGATGGCACCCTCTATATTTTCAATATCCGCTGATACAGAAAACTCCTGCACGGGTGCCGAATACAGGAAATTCTGCATCGGCTTTAGGCAGCTTGTTGCTGCCGTCACCACCTGATACTCGCTCAGGCAGAAGCCATCCATGGGCAAGGTTGCCGAAAACTCGGATTAGCCCTCTGGAAAGAAAACCGCCGACAGAAACTCCATCGGCGGCTTATCTACAATAGATCAAAAACTCGGACTTTCGATAACATTGGTCACAACTGTGCGACCACTCAGAGCTTCTCGCGCTAAAACCCACGCCTCATCAATACCCGAAGCATTGACGAAGCAAGTGGGCAGGTTAGGGTTATACCCATAACCAAAAACCGCATACCGCCTCATTAGGCGTCTTTCTTGGTCTTGAAGTCCACCTCATAGGTGGCGCCGGGAGTGACGATGCGATGGCAGACCTCAGCCAAATAGTTACGGAAGTACCGGTGGTTGGCACAGGTCACGGTCAGAGCCTTGCGGTTCTTCTTGGAATAGACAGACATCAGATAATTGACATCGTGAGAGGTGGCCTTATAGTCGCCGCCCAACATAGCGGTGACAACGGTCTGCAGGGTCTTGAGCAGGTTGGTCTTGCTGGTGGGGTTCTTGCCCATGTCAAACTCACGGGCGATCTCGCTCATAGCGTAACTGTCATTGACAGCCTTGGGGTCGATGCCGAGGTCGACGCACTTCTGCGCAGTCAGCAGGAAGTTCATCTTCATGGCGATATGGCTCCAATTCTCATTGGCGCCGATAGAGCCACAATACTTGTGGAGCTTGAGCAGGTCGATCTGGCGTTCCTTGTCGATGATGGAACGGACGGGAACCTTGTCATCACCCTTTTTCTCGTCCTTGACGCCGATAGTCACAAAGGACAGGGTCTTGACGGCGGTGAGCATGGGGTCATCGGAGTTCTTGCAGTCCTCGAAACACATATCACGGACTACGGCGGTGTACTCGTTGATCTTCTCGGTGATAGCAGCATCGGCCTTTGTGGCCTCCTCATACTTGCCGCCCTGGATAGCCTCGTTGTAGTCCTTGACAAGGGCTTCGGCTTCAGACCGCAACTGCGCCAATTTGGCAATGTTTTCTTCTCTGGTCATTTTGAAATGCCCCTTTCATAGATTTTGGGTGATGGTTTATCACTCAAGAAAGCCGCCGAAAATCCAGCCTTAGCGGGAAAGTCGGCGGCTCTATCAATGATAAACTCAACACTCGTGGGTGACACCGGCTCTGCACTCAGCCCAATGGGAACATATCTGCCCCATTCAGCCGTTGCAGTATCTAACGGTGTGCGCATCATTCCTAATACTCACCCGTGTTGAGGAATTTGCTTTTATTCGCAATACTCAATCAAATCCGACTTTCATATCTTAATGCCCTCATTACCGGCTCCTCGGAGCACTTCACCCTTGGGTGGATAACTCGGACAATACTACTTGCCCTCATTGACCTTTCTCGTATAGTCATCAGTTCCGCAAGCCGCGTTTAGGCTCATAGACACAAACCTCCGGGGATTTTCACTATCTCGTACCTATGGCCTAACTCCATAGCACCGGCGACGGCGGCCTTTAGCCGCAAAACTGTGATTTATAGTCCCTCAGTCGGACATTCTGTGCGGCCCGTCCGCACTCCATGGCTAAACCATGGCCGCTCACCTTTTGCGTTGGTGAGTTACGGCAAGGGGTTTTCACCCTTGCACCCCTAACCGCAAAGGGGGGTCACCCTTGCCCGAAGTGGGGCGGCGGTGTTCCCTTGTCGGTGGGAGCGGTGCGGGGCGGCTTGCCCTTGCACCCCTAACCGCAAAGGGGGGTCACCCTTGCCCGAAGTGGGGCGGCGGTGTTCCCTTGTCGGTGGGAGCGGTGCGGGGCGGCTTGCCCTTGCACCCCTAACCGCAAAGGGGGGTCACCCTTGCCCGAAGTGGGGCGGCGGTGTTCCCTTGTCGGTGGGAGCGGTGCGGGGCGGCTTGCCCTTGCACCCCTAACCGCAAAGGGGGGTCACCCTTGCCCGAAGTGGGGCGGCGGTGTCGGGGTGGCAAGGTCTGCCGCTGTCCTCGCCAGAGGGCAAAGGAAAAGCGGGGGCATTATCTGCCCCCGCCGTTGTGCGGTGTGTGTTCAGTTTTCGGCGGTCATTTCTGCCCACATGGCAGGGGTGAAGCCGATTTTCTCCGCCTTTGCCTGTACCTGTTTCAACACTCGCCCGACATTGTTCGGGTCAATGCCCAAGTAAGTCCCGATTGCTTTCTTGCCGTAGCCACGCATACGCAGGTTGACAACGGTCAACTGACGGTCGGACAGGTTGAGGGCGGCAAGGGTCTTTTCGTAGGTGTCAACGGTGGCGGGGTCGGCGGTGTAGTGTCCGTCTCGGTCATAGCCGCCAAGGTCTGCCCATTTCTGCAAGCGGTGGTAGATGGTGTCAAGGCCGTCGGCGGTGACATCTTCAATGTAGGTGTATCCGTTGCGGGGGTCGGTCTGCATGGCTCGGCTGTTCTGAATGGCTCGACGTACTGCCTTGTACACCTCTTGAATAGGGGTGGTTTCCTCGTCCCGATATGCGGCGCTGTCCTCGGTGCGGATATACACCTTGCGGGCAAGGCGGCGGACGGTGTACGGGGTGTCAAGCCAAGGGGCGGCGGGGTCTGCGTGTTCTGCCGCCTGTTCAATCAGGGCGGCGGCGGCGGTGTTCACAAGGTCAAGCCCGTCGGAAAGGGTTTCCCCGATAAGCTCACCAAAGGCGGCAAGGGCGGCGGGGTCTGCCGTTTCCGTTACCATGTCCCCGTCTGCGTTGTAGCGGGTGCGGGTTGCCTTGTCTGCGGCGGTGCGGGTGTTCTCCAACAAGTGCAAGTCGTGGAACAGTCCCCGCTTGAGGTTGAGCAGTGCGGGGTTGTTGCCGCTGTTGCTTACGCTGTCCTGTTCGGCGGCGTTCTTGCGCTGAGGGTCAATGCACTTGTTGAGACAAGCGGCGGCAATTGCGGTGGACAGGTCGAGCAGTGCGGCGGTGTAGTCCGTCCCGCTTGCTATGCCCTGTTCAAAGTCCCGTTTGAGGGTTTCAAAGTCCTTGCGGGTTGCGGTGGTGTTGGTGGTGTTGGTTGTCATGGTGTTCCGTCCTTTCTGTTGTGTGCGGCTGTCCCCGTGTGGTGTGGTGTTGGTGGGTGTGCCGCCGTGGTGGGTATCTGACATTAGACATGATAGCACACCCCCGCCACAATGTCAACATAATTTTTCCGTTGATGTGCTGACCATATCCGCAAAGGGGGGTCACCCCGCCGCCGTGGTTGTCTACCGCTGTTCTGCCGTGGTGGTCTATGTTGCAATTTCACACTATGCAACATAGGGGGGTGGTTATGGTATTTTCACCCCCTCGCAGAGTGCAGAACTGTGGTAGTCGCTATTTCTCCCACATACTCCCTCAAAATACTCCCTCCTCTCCAAACCATTGATATTACTGAACTTTTGCTTTGTGATCCCAACGAGATTTTGTTGGTTAAGCCTTTTGCGTGAAGCTGATCCTCACCAGAAGATAAGGGGAAACAAAGAAAAAGGCTTAACAAAGCAACATTGACTTTGCCCTTAAAATCATCAGAAAAATGCAAAGAAATCTATTTAATTATGTTGACAAAGCAGGTGTTATCTGCTATAATATGACCATAATAAAATAACTCAAAAGGAGATGAAAATAAGATGGCAAAGGTGATCCAGTTCATACCTCGATCAGAGCTTCAAGAAGACAAGTCCATAGACATGATGGCGATCCGCTCTAATGTCCGTAAGCTGAAAGCTGGTCTCATTGCCCCAGCCACCGAAGACACTTCCTGCGAACTGGCCGCTGAGCACACCTCCGAGCCTATCAAGGATATGGAGGACATCAACCGAATCTCCAGATACTTAATTGGTGAGGAACGCTACAGAGACAATATGCTGTTCATCGTAGGCATCAACTTCGGCTTGAGAGTAAGTGACCTGCGGATGCTTCGGTTCTCCCATCTTATCAATGAAGAATGTGTGTTCAAAGACAGTTTCGCCATTCTGGAGAAGAAGACCAAGAACACCCGTAAGCATCAGCGTAACCGCTACATCACCATCAACACGGCAGTCATCGAGGCTGTCACCCTGTACCTTGAAAACACACCTGATGTTAAGCTCAGTGATTACCTGTTCCGTTCTGAGAGCAATCGTGGTTCTGGTGAGAATACTCCCATCCACCGTAACTCCATTGACCGGATCATGAAGGGTATCGCCAAAGACTTAGGTCTTGGTAACAAGATGGCTACCCACTCACTGCGTAAGACCTTTGCTTACCATCAGATGGTAATGAGCAACAACGATCCCCGTAAGCTCCTGCTTCTCCAGAAGATGTTCGGACACTCCTCCGCAGCACAGACGCTGGATTACATCGGTATTACTGGTGAGGAGATCGAGGAGGCTTACCGGAAGCTGAACCTGGGCAGTCAGACTTGCAACTACCTCGTAGACAGCAGACTGATGGAGCAGGAAGTCAGCGTCGGCTAAGGTCGGTCGAAGCTCAAAAATGCACCTTGAAAATCGAATAAAGCAAACCTATAGAAAGCGATCCCAAAAGCAGTTTTTGTACACACGCTGTGTACAAGAAAAAAATTTAGCCCTTGTGGCACAAGGGTTTCAGGCTTTCAACTTATTAAGTATAATAAGTCTCCTGCGGAGACCATACAAACGGACAAAGCGGATGCTTGCATCCGATGAAACAAACGCAAACGCGTCGCCCTTCCTGTGTACAAGAATTGGCGAGGCAAATCAACATATAGAAAGGTGGTGAGATTTACTTGAGACATATCACGATTGTGGATGCTCGAATGGGTCGAGGCAAGTCCTCCGCAGCCATTCGATACATGAACCGCTATAAGGGTAAGCGGTGCTTCCTCTATGTCACTCCGTATCTGACGGAGGTAGATCGAGTATGTGAGCTGTGTAACTTCGAGGAGCCCAACTGTGACTTTATGAGTAAGTCTTCCCAGCTCAAGGCGATGATGCGGCGCCGGTGTAATATCGCATCGACCCACGCACTGTTTACCCTGATGGATGATGAAGCCCTGGAACTGGCGAGAGAGAACGGCTACAGTCTCATCGTGGACGAGAGCATCCAGATCATCCAGAGCGTTCCGGTCTCCCCAAAGGATAAAGAAATGATGATGGCGCACCTCATGGAGGTCAACGAAGAAGACGGCATGGTGTCCTGGGCGGACGATACCTATGAAGGTAAGTTTGAAGGTTACAAGCAGATGGCCGACACCGGCACCCTCTATCACTGTGCCGGAACACTGTATGAGGTAATGAACCCGAAGCGGTTCCTTCCCTTTGAGGAAGTATTTATGCTGACCTACCTGTTTGACGGCCAGCTCCAGAAAGCCTACTTCGACTACTACGGTTTCGACTATACGGTGATCGGCGTGGAGCAGGACGAGCGGGGCTATTACTTCTCCGACCGTCCCGACAACCCGCCGCCCATCGACTACTCCGGCCTTATCCATATTACTGGCGAGGACGAGGATGCCATGAACAGAAAGATGAATGAGATTGGTAATGGCCGCACGGCGCTGTCCGCAAGCTGGTTCAAACGGCGTGGCAAAGCCCACGATGATGTCAAAACGCTTAAGCGCAATATGCGGAACTTTTTTGACTGCAAGACGGAGAGCAGATCAGACACCCGTCTGTGGACGACATTTAAGGATTGCGAGGAGTGGCTACTCGGCCCGAGGAACAGATACGCATCCAACTTCCTGTCTCTGAACGCAAGAGCGACCAACGCCTATAAGGGCGCCGACTGCGTGGCCTATCTGGTCAATCGCTTCGTTGACCCCAACATTGCGAAGTTCTTCGCAACCAAGGACATCAAGATCGACTCTGACCAGTTCGCCCTGTCAGAGATGCTGCAGTTCATCTGGCGCAGTGCCATTCGAGACGATAAGGAAATCAACCTATACATACCCAGTCGCCGCATGAGAATGCTGCTGACCGACTGGATCAAAGATACAAGTAATGGAGGTAACCATAGTGAGCAAGAGATTTGATGAAGCAATTACGAGGGGATGCTTGGCGTCCCCCGAAGAATATACATACGACTACCCAACCATGGAAGATGATGATGAAGCCATTGAGGCGTTCATCGAGAAAAAGCGGCAGGAATACTACCGGGAATGGTTTAGTTATGTAAAGGATTTCGAGTAAATCTTTCTTTTTTAGTTCTATCAACATAATAAAATAACTCGCAAAGAGGTGAAGTAAACTGGCAAAGCAATTAACCTGTCAGAAGTACATCTATAAGCTGCACAGCAGTCGCCTGCGTAAGGCCAAGTGGCAGCTTACGCTTCCCATTGCGGAAGCCCGCCGGAACGACGAACTCATCTCACTGGCGGACAGTCAGGTGCTTCGATGGCTGGACGAGCTGAACGGCATCACTGACGCAGACGCCAAGGCCAGAGAGATCAAGGGGCAAATTCGCCGTCTGAGAAAAGAGCAGAGCAGCCTGCAGAACAGACGCCAGATCAAGAAGCTGTATGAAGAGCTCGACTCCATCCAGTTCAAGCCTGACTATCTCTGTGTGATTATGGACAGAGAGAAAGATTATATCCGAGCCTGCAAGGGTTTTACCATCAACGGCATTCGATATCATCGTCTTTTGGGAACGAACGGCGGTGTCAAGAATGAGACCATCGTGTTTATCAGCGACCGTCACGGAGATGAAATCCGCAGACGCATCGACAATGGTCGCAACCCGAATAAGGAAATGGTGGCAGCAAAGTTGGAAGCCTATAAGGCGCTGACCTGTAGCGCATCCAATCCGGTGTCCATGCCCAATGGTGTTTTGGTGGTCAATGACTGTGAAACACAGTTCCTGTCTGACATCATCTACATCAATGATGAACTGGACGGCGAACCGGTTATGGAAGACCGCCCCAATGTAATGGTGGACTTAAACGAGTCTGATGGCTACGGCATTATGCTTCCCAGTCTGGCAGACAGATGGGCAGAAGAAATTGGCATTGACTACCGACCCAGCGGCGTGAACACACGGTTCTCATGGGAAAAGGGTATGGTGTTCTGCTTTGACTTCCTGGAGTTTGCCGAGAAAGTGGTGGGCAATTATCTGGTCAAGGATGCGTGGGGCAACGAACACGATATCCGAAATGTGGAGCTGATCCTGACTACCTCCATGGTGAAGCTGTGGGATTCCTATGATAGCTGTGACGATTATCTGCGCAACTGCATCGAGAATGGCTATTCCTTTGGTATTGCCAAGGTTTGTCCCAAAACACTTGAGTCAGAGCGTAATCTGAACTACCAGTTCATCCAGAGCTATGACTTGAGCGAAGAGGATATCGACGAACTGATTGCCCCCACAATGGACGAGATCAACGACATTCTGTATGCAGACTACCATAAGACGGTGTTGTTCTTAAAGGGTATGGGAATCAATGAGGACAATGTGGAAAGCATCGAGGATGATTACATCAAGGCGCTGATGGTGGAACCGAGAATGATCGACGACCCCTATGTGCAGAGCAAGGTCTATCAGCTCATTAAGAACCGTATCAACGAAGCCAAGGTGGGCGTTATCAAAGTACACGGCAACTACTCTATCGTGTCCGGTGACCCCTACTCTCTGTGTCAGAGCATCTTCGGTCTGGAAGTCACCGGCATTTTGAAAAGCGAGGAAATTTACAACGGATACTGGGCAGAGAACGGAGCCGAGCACCTGGCCTGTTTCCGAGCGCCCATGACTTGCCACAATAACATCCGAGCCGTAACTGTCAACCGCTCCGAGGAAGCAAAACACTGGTATCAGTACATGACCACTTGCACCGTTTTCAACTCATGGGATACTGCGGCTCACGCACTGAACGGTATGGACAAGGATGGTGACCTCGTTATGCTGACAGACAACCGTGTGCTTGTAGATAACCTCCGCCCGCTCCCCGCACTGATGTGTGTACAGCGCAAGGCCAAAAAGAAGATCGTGCGGGAGGAAGATTTCGTCCGGGCTAACATCGACAGTTTTGGTGATGATATTGGCAAGACGACCAACCGCATTACCTCCATGTTCGAGGTGCAGGCCAAATATCCAAAGGACAGCGAGGAATATAGGATACTTGACTATCGTATCAAGTGCGGACAGTTGTTCCAACAGAACGCCATTGACAAGGCAAAGGGCATTATCGCTAAGCCGATGCCCAAAGAGTGGTTTGACCGCCACCATGCTCTGATGATTGAAGACGAAAGTCTGCGACGCATCTATCTTTCCATCCTGGCTGATAAGAAGCCGTACTTCATGAGGTATATCTACCCCGACCTGATGAAGCAATACAATACATACATCAAGAACACCAACAAGAAAGCACAGCGTGAGTTCTCTATGTCGATTGACGAAATGCTTGAGAAAGACCCCGCTGAGCTTAGTGAGAATGAGCAGGAGTTTGTCCGCTACTACCTGACCTGTATGCCTGTTGGTATCAGCGACTGTGTGACCAATCGTATCTGCCGCAAGTTCGAGGACGCATTTGACGGATATGTGGGGCGACACAACTCAGAGACAGAGTTTGACTACACCATGATGAAGAGCGGTGCTGAGTACAGCCATTCACAGTACAATGCGATCTTGCGGCTGTTCGATGATTACAATCGTCGCGTTCGTGACTATGCTGTGTTCGCAAGTCGTGAGCGCATCGACAGTGATGAAGCCATCTCCCATATGTACATGATGAAGTTAGAGTTCAGAAATGCGTGTGATGCAGCCTGCTCGAATGCGCAGAGTCTCTGCGATATCCTGCTGGATATCTGTTATCAGAGAAGCTGCACCAAGCGGTTTGCTTGGAATATGTGTGGAAAAGAAATTATCGGCAATCTCTTACAGAAAAACGGTAATCGTATCCACTTCCCTGTGTTAGACCAGGAAGGCGCCATCGAGTTTGGCGGAAACAGATTTTCGTTTTATGAAAAAGAGATTGGAGTGATCGAGTGAGTATAGTGTTGAACGAGCGTGAATGGGCGGAGGCTGCGATTGCAAACCGCCAGCTCGGAAAGAAACCGGTGGAAACACTGAGCCGTGTAGCACGGTATTATTGCCAGAGTGAGAAGTACAAGAAAAGAGAGGTACGGGCAAAGCTGGAGGACTTCCTTCTCCAGTGTGACCCCGGAGTGGTTTTAGTGAAATGGGCGGATACGATTGACCGGATCGTCCCTGCCTCGGACAAGTACCCTCTGATTGAACTGGAGGGCGTTGATATTACGGAGGCAGAACTGCAGACAGTGCGCAGCCTTGAGGGAAAGCAACTGCAGCGCCTTGCCTTTACTTTGCTGTGTGTAGCCAAATATTGGGATGCCACACAGCCAAAGAATAACGGATGGGTGAATACAGCCGACAAAGAAATCATGAAGATGGCAAACATCAATACATCCATCAAACGACAGAGCCTTATGCTTCACGAGATGAAGAACGCCGGACTGCTGCGTTTCAGCAAGCGAGTCGATAGCTTAAATATCCAGGTGAAGTTTATCAGGGCGAATAGCCCTGTGGCGATACATATCTCCGATTTCCGCAATCTTGGCAACCAGTATCTCCTGTATTGCGGAGAGCCTTACTTCCAGTGCGCACTGTGTGGATTGACAATTAAGAGCAAGGGTCATGGCCTAAAGTATTGCCCTGATTGTGCTGCAGAAATGTATGTGAAGAAGTCTGTGGAGTCGGTGATGCGAAAACGCAGTAACCAACGCATTTGAAATGAAACTGTTTGAAATCTGGAACGCCCTCTATCCCTTGTGCCACAAGGGGTAGGGGCGCACTTGATGAGTGCATTAACTTGAGGGAATATATACATTTTTGCCTCGACAAATATACATAAAAATTTGGAACAAAGGATGATGAAAAATTGATCGCAATTTCCGTTGATGAAAAGAAGATTATTCGTGAGGAGTGTCCCCAGGTTCATATCGTCAGAACGATGAAGCAGCGTTCTAAGCGCCATCGTTACTACATGGCAGAAGAGCCTGCGGCTATGCGGGTGCTGCGCTGTCTGCGTGGCGAGCCTGAGCGTCCTCGGAGAAAGGGAGTGTAAGCCATTACCAGTACAGCAAGCTACAAAGAGATGCGTGACATCGTGATTGGCAAGCTGGTTGACCGCACCATTGATGATGATTACGAGGAACTGAGTGAGCGTCTGTTTGGTGAGGGCAACTGCTTCAATTCGAGCGAAGTCCGCAAAAGAATGTATGGCATGAAGGCCATCATTGAAGCTATCGAGCGTGATGGCGAAGCTGCCATTCAGGACGAAGATAAGCTGTCCGTATTAGACAGCAAGCGTTTTGAGCTGCAAAAAGAGCGTCAGAAGTTCTTCGACCAGCGCAACGCACTGAACAAGCTGCTCCGTGAGCGTTCCCGCCAGGAGGAGCTGAATGAGATTTTGACCGAGGCGGTTATGTCCGGCAACCTGCCGCAACTCAGCTACCAGCGTGTTGAAATCGAACCCACCGATAACGATCTTCTTGTCAGTTTGAACGACATTCATTATGGAGCCAATGTTCAGAACTACTGGAATACATACAACTCTGATGTCTGCCGTGAGATGATGTGCAGATATCTTGATCGCATTATTGCTATTGGCGAGACCCACCGAAGCGAGAATTGCATTGTGTGGGCAAATGGCGACGAGATAAGCGGCAATATTCACCAGTCGATCACTGTTACCAACAAGGAAAATGTGATCGAACAGATCAAGGGCGTGTCCGAGTTGATTGCAGAGTTCCTTGCCGAACTGAGCAAACATTTCAGACAGGTCGTGTTCGTCAGTGTTGCCGGTAATCACAGCCGCATTGACCCGAACAAAGACCGTGCGCTTGTAAGTGAGCGGTTGGACGATCTCGTCGAGTGGTATCTTGGCGCAAGGCTGCAGAACTTTGAGAATGTCCAAATCGGTATCGGCTCAGAGAAAGTGGACGATACGATGTACCTGATCGACATTCGTGGCAAGACTTACTGTGGTGTCCATGGTGACTTTGACGGTAGCGCCAGCAAGGTGCAGTCTTTGCAGACAATGGCAAGAAAACCTTTATACGCAGTTCTCTCCGGCCATCTCCATCACAACAAGATGGATGAAGTGCAGGGTGTGAAGACAATCATGGCAGGAAGTTTCCTCGGCATGGACGACTACTGCGTTCAGAAGAGAATCGTAGGCAGAGCCGAACAGATGGTTTGCGTGTGTGACGCAGATGGTGTGCGGTGTTCCTACGGCATCCCTCTCCAGTAAATCTACTGGGCTACCCTTTCGGGGGTAGCCCTTTTTACATTCCTCTTTAGCTCAGTTGGTAGAGCGCTTGACCGTTAATCAAGATGCCGCAGGTTCGAGTCCTGCAGGAGGAGCCATATGGGCAGGTGGTAGAGCGGCAATTACACCAGACTGTAAATCTGGCGCTTAACGGCTTCGTTGGTTCGAGTCCAACTCTGCCCACCAGATCACACTCCGGTGACCTACGGGTTCTGGGGTTTTATGGCCTGTTAGTCAAGTGGTTAAGACGCCGCCCTCTCAAGGCGGAGACATGGGTTCGACTCCCATACAGGCTACCACATATATTGCGGGATAGAGCAGCGGTAGCTCACCGGCCTCATAAGCCGTTGGTCGGGGGTTCAAATCCCCCTCCCGCAACCAAGTAAGCGAGCTGGTCGAAAGACCCCGGTTCACCAAATGCCGGGGAGATTCCCCGTACAAACAAAGAAAGTGAGGTGGCTTTGTGCCAAGAAAGACAAAACAAAATGATATCACAAGCCCCGAGCTTTTGAGTCAGATCAATCCTGAGAACCAACGACTGAAACAGGATTTTATTTCCTATTTGCAGTCCATTCAGCGCAGCCCGAAGACGATCAATGGATATTCCAACGACATTGATATCTTCTTCGTTTGGAACTTGCTGTATAACGGCAACAAGTTCTTTCCCAAAATTTCCAAGCGTGATTATGCGGCCTATCAATACTGGCTTATCAACGAGAACGGAAATTCTCCGGCCAGAGTGAGGCGGCTCAAGTCCACAATCTCTTCCATGAGCAATTATGTGGAGAACATTCTGGATGACGAGGAAGAGTTCAAGGGGTTCCGCTCTACTATCCGAAAGATCGAAAGCCCTGCCATGCAGCAGGTGCGAAAGAAGACCGTGTGGAGTGACGAAGCGCTTGACGAGCTTCTTGACAAGCTGTCTGCGACTGGTCAGCACAAGAAAGCCTGTATGCTGGCGCTTGCTATGTGCAGCGGCAGACGAAAGGCAGAGCTTTGTCGTTTCAGTGTTGACGACTTCAAGGACGAGAACCTTGTTTGCGGCGGCGCATTGTATAAGACCAGCGAGCCGATCCAAACCAAAGGCTTCGGTCTTGGCAAGTATATCTACTGCTATACACTGGCGAAAAAGTTTAAGCCATATCTGGACGCTTGGATGGCCGAGCGTGAAGAGCGCGGTATTGAAAGTAAGTGGCTGTTCCCGTCAGGCGATGATCCCACTGAGCAAATCAGTGATACCACGCTCAACAGTTGGGCAACAACTTTCAGCCGTATGACTGGTGAGGACTTCTATTGGCACTCACTGCGGCACTACTTCACAACGCATCTGGCGAAAGCTGGATTGCCGGACGGAGTAATCCAGGAGATCGTTGGATGGGAGTCTGCCGATATGGTTCGTGTCTATAAGGACATGAGCGCAGAGGAGCAGATTGCACAGTATTTCGGTGAAGATGGCGAAATCAGAACCGATGTCCAGCGCTCAGTCTCCGATCTGTAATTGAAAGGAATGAACGAAAAGGATGAATGTATATAAGAGCGACTTTATCAAGCAGCTCATGGATAAATACGGCTACACCAAATCCTCTGCCACAAGTTTGGTAGAGGATTTTTGGAGCGTACTCACAGACAACCTGGAACAGGGCAACGCCGTTTTTTTCTATGGGTTTGGCTGTTTCGATATCATCGAAAGAAAAGCCAGAGCCTGCACCAATCCTCAGACAAAAGAGCGGTGCAGTATCCCGGCTCATTGGGTTCCCCGTTTTTATCCCGGCAACACCATTAAGCGTGCTGTGAAAAAGTGGGAGGATAACGAAAAAAGGGGGTTGTCTTAAATGGCAGATACCCCCAAAAGAAAGCGGCTTGAAAAAGTGCCGCAGGATACTATGCCGGTAACCAACTCGAAGTTTTTCTGCAGCAGATGCGGTACAGCATTTAGCAGGCAGAAAGGTTACTTTCCTGTAAGCCATAGCCCCATGTACCGTGGCACAGGATATCTGCCATTTTGCAATGATTGTTTGGACACGATGTTTGACGAGTACAGACAGTTGCTTGGTAGTGACCGTGAAGCCATGCGCAGAATGTGCATGAAGCTCGACCTGTACTGGCATGACTCTATCTACGACATGGTAGAACGCACTGCAGGAGTGAACTCCAAGGTGCGCAACTATATTGGCAAGACCAACATCATCCGCTATATCGACAAGTCATTTGATGACACGATTGCTGATGAAGAGCGCAGCGGTATCAGACAGACTGCTTTACAGGATGATGGCGTTCAGCAGGGGTACTTGCCCGAAGAGGCAGAAGAAGAGATTATTGACATCCCGGAAGATGTGGTTTTGTTCTGGGGCCCCGGATACACGCCCAAGATGTATCTTGAACTGGAAGAGCGTAAGAAATACTGGATTTCCAGATTCCCAACCGGATACAACTTTGACATCGGCGAGGAAGCGCTGATCCGCCAGATTTGTAATCTGGAGATCGACATCAACCATGATCGAGCAGCGGGCAAGTCTATTGATAAGAATGTCAATACACTGAACACGCTGTTGGGTAGTGCAAACCTGAAACCTACACAGAAAAAGGATGATGGTGCCGATGCGGAACTTGACAATATGCCGTTTGGCGTTGGTATCCGAAAGTGGGAAAACACTCGCCCAATTCCTGAACCAGACCCTGAACTGCAGGATGTGGACGGTATTGTCCGATACATTACAGTTTGGTTCCTTGGTCATCTATGTCACATGGTTGGCATCAAAAATACATACTGCAAGTTATATGAAGAAGAAATGGAGCGTCTGCGTGTAACAGCGCCAGAGTTTGAAGACGAAGACGATGAAACCTTGTTTGACCATATGTTCGGTGAGAGTGCCGAGGCATGAGCAGACAAGAGCGTGTTCTTGAAGGAATTGCCGCATGGGCATCCTTCTACAGAGCAAACCCACATCGTTTCGCCAAAGACTATCTCCATTTAGACTTGCATTTGTTCCAGAAGATTCTTCTGGTGATGATGAATATTTGCACATCGTTTGTTTTCATCGCAAGTCGTGGCTTGGGCAAAACATTCCTGAGTGCAATATTCTGTTGCATACGATGCATCCTGTATCCGGGTACAAAGATTTGTATCGCCTCCGGTACGAGAGGTCAGGGCATCAATGTTCTGGAAAAGATTATGACGGAACTGAAACCCGCTTCACCGGAATTGTGCAACGAAATCGATGATAAACAATCCAAAATGAACGGAACGAATGCGCAGATTGTGTTCAAAAACGGCAGCTTTATCAAGGTCGTTACTGCAAATGATAACGCCCGAGGCAACCGTGCAAACATCCTTCTTATCGACGAGTACCGTATGGTGCCCAAAGATATCATTGACACGATTCTGAGAAAGTTCCTGACCAACCCCCGTATGCCGGGGTATTTGAAGAAGCCGGAGTATAAGCATCTGGCTGAGCGAAATAAGACACTGTATCTATCCTCCGCCTACTTCAAGGATCATTGGTCTTACACCAAAGCGGAAGACAACTATCGCTTTATGATCGACGATAAGCGAAACGACTTTGTTTGCGGATTCCCTTATCAGCTTGCAATCCGAGAGGGATTGTTGTTTGAAGAGGATGTGGCCGACCAGATGGCAGAGTCTGATTTCAGCGAAGTCAAGTGGTCAATGGAGATGGATGCACTGTTCTTTGGCGACTCAGACGGCACATTCTTCGACTTCAATTCTGTCTCCAAAAACAGACGCATTAAATATCCAATGCTTCCAGACAAGCTGGCATCCAAACTGGGCAACACACCAAAGCTGCGTATTCAGCCAAAACAAAACGGTGAGGTTAGAATACTATCTGCGGATATTGCCTTGATGTCCAGCAAGAAGCACAACAACGACGCATCTGCAATTTTCATCAACCAACTTCTTCCTACAAAGGTCGGTCGGTATTCGAGCAACATTGTGTACTGTGATGCAGCAGAAGGTTTGCATACAGAAGACCAGGCGCTTATGATCCGAAGACTCTATGAAGAGTACCAGTGCGACTATATCGTGCTGGACTGTGTTGGTATCGGCCTTGGTGTCTTTGACGCTCTGGTAAGAGAAATGACTGACCCAGAGACCGGAGATATTTACCCCGCTCTGTCATGCTGCAACAATGCGGAAATGGCAGAACGATGCACGGCCAAAGGCGCAGAAAAAGTAATCTGGGCAATTAAGGGTAACCCGACATTGAACTCAGAGTGCGCTGTTCTGCTTCGTGAAGGTTTCAGAAGCGGTAAGATCAGACTCCTTATGACGGAGTATGACGGTGAAGCATTGCTTGGCGATATCCGGGGTTACAATTCCTTGAACCCACCGGAGAAACTGGCATTGCAGATGCCGTATGTCCATACAACTCTTCTCATTAACGAGTTGGTCAAGCTCCAACATGAGGAAGTTGGTGGCAAAGTTAAAATCCACGAAAAGAGTGGTATGCGAAAAGACCGCTATTCCAGTTTGAGCTATAACTTCTATGTGGCAACACAGTTGGAAAGCAAGCTGAGCAAGCGGTTGAATACAGGTTATAACACAAATGATGTGTTTGTGTTCAAGCCTCCAAAAAATCATTTACGGAAAGGTGGTGGGCGTTGATTGTCAAGTAGAAAAAGACCACAGTCGCACGGTGGTAAACCGGCACGATCCGTTGGACAGGCGCAAAAGAGCGCAAGCGAAGTCAAGAATGATTCTGTGAACAATATGAGGACGACAAGTGTGTTTCGAGTGCCGGAGCGGTTTGCTGTGTTGAATAAACTCATCACAAGAGACCTGAACGGTAACTACACTACTCCCACCTTCTCCTTATATACCAAGGATGATATCAATACTTATCTTCAGAACCCGTACAACTATGAGCAGCAGCTTCGTAAGGCAGTTACATACATCTACGGTGCAAGCTCTCATTTCCGGCGTCTGATTCAGTATTTCACTTCGCTCTCCGATCTGGCTTATGTCGTATCGCCAACGAGAATTGATCCTGCGACTGCTAAGCCCAAGAGCATCAATCGAAATTACCGAAAGGTATTGAACGCCTTGACGGCGATGAATGTCAAAACACAGTTCCCAAAGATACTGACTGTGTGTTTACGAGAAGATACATTCTACGGGACGATGTGGGTCACGAATGACAATATCACGATCCAGCAACTCCCTGCGGATTATTGCGCCATTTCCTCTATCGAGGGCGGCGTGTTGAATGTTACTTTCAACTTCTCATACTTTGACAGCCGCTCCGGCTATCTGGAGTTCTATCCGCCGGAGTTCAAAACGAAGTATCAAATCTATCAGAAAGATCGAAGTGGTTCTAAGTGGCAAGAGTTAGATTCCCCAACCTCTTTTGCCATCAAGTGCAACAACGATATTCTTGATTATTCAATCCCCCCGTTTGCTGGTGTGCTGCGTGAGATTTACGATATCGAAGATTATAAGCAGCTCAAGCTGACGAAGACGACGCTTGAGAATTATGCCATGCTGGTCATGACTCTCGGCATCAATGAAAACGGCGAATGGCAAATGGATTTGGATAAGGCCAAAGAGTTCTGGAGGAATCTGGACGCTGTGCTTCCCGAGGAGATCGGCTCGGTGTTGTCTCCCATGCCGATCAATAAGATCAGCTTCGAGAAGTCTAACACTGGCGACACGGATACGATTGCTGACGCAGAGCAGAATATGTTCACATCTGCTGGTGTTTCGAGCTTGCTGTTCAACAATGACAAGGCTTCTGCAAACGCACTGGCTCTGTCAATCAAGTCTGACCAGGCAATCACCTTTGGCATTGTGAAGAGCATTGAGGATATGGTGAACCGCTATATTCAGAGCCAGGGTTACGGTAAGAACTTCAAAGTGACCTTCCTGGACTGTAGCCCATTCAACAGAAAAGAGCTTGGAGAGATGTATCTGAAAGCGTGCCAATTTGGCGTGCCAATGGTTTCGTACTACTGTGCGTCTCAAGGTCTTGGACAAGCAGAGTTGGATTGCATGAACTTCCTTGAGAATGATGTTCTTGAGATCAAGTCCAAGTTCGTGCCGCTGCAAAGCTCTTCAACACAAGCAAGTGGTGGCGCTACCGACGAGGGAGGTGCTCCACAAAAGGATGTCGGCGAACTGACCGACTCCGGCGAACAGACCCGTGAGGACGGTGATGATTGGTGATAACCAATTTCATTTATGTGTTTGACGAGGAAGCAAGAGATAAGCTCTTGGATATGAACTATAAGTTGCTTAAGCGAGATGAAAAGAATCATATCTATGTGTTTGTCAATGAGAGCCGTGAGGTTTTTGCTCTGGATGGCATCAACCACATTCTGTCTGACACGATCACATTTTGACCCGCCCATGAAGGCGGGCTTTATTATGCCCAAAAGGTGGTGAGATTTGTTTGAGCGAACGAAACATGAGTATCGTTTATTCTTCACGCTTTGACAGACTGACCGAGTGCAATTCCTCTTTTGATAGAGGTGTTTTAAGAGTCTGTTATGTAGGAAGAAACCGCAATAACAGTTTCATCAGCAAAGAAACCTTTGAACGCTGTATGCCCAGCATCTATAACTGTCCCATTGTCTGCAGATATGACAGAGAGGCAGATGAGATTGGCGAACATGATATGGAAGTCGTTAAGAACAGTGACGGGAAGCTCACTCTTGTGAACATTACAAATCCTGTCGGTGTTATCCCCGAGAGTGCCAATTATTGGTGGGAAGAGATTGAGGAAGACGACGGCTCCATCCATGAATACCTATGCGTTGATGCGCTTCTCTGGAAACGACAGGAGGCGTATCAGAAGATCAAAGAGGACGGTATCACTGACGAGTCTATGGAGATTTCCATCAAGGAAGGTTCCATGAAAGATGGCGTGTATGTGATCGAGCGGTTTGAGTTTACCGCATTCTGTCTTCTGGGCACGGCGGAGCCCTGCTATGAGTCAGCGGCTTTAATGATGTTCTCCCGTGAGGACTTCAAGGCACAGCTTGATGAAATGATGCGGGAATTTAAGGAAAGTTTTTCAATGGTACAACCCTCTCAAGAGGTTGTCATACACCCACAAAATAATTCGGAAGGAGGAGAAGAAGCATTGGACGAGAAGAAAGCTCTCATGGCTCAGTATGGCCTGTCTGAGGATATGCTTGATTTTAATCTCGACGATTTTTCTGTTGAGGAATTGACAGAGAAATTTGAAGCGATGAAGGATTCTGGCGATCCCGACAAAGATGCTGAAAAGAAGTTCGCTCTGGCCGAGCAGTTCAGAGAGGAACTGATTAACGCACTGAGCGAAGAGAAAGTGGATACTTGCTTCGGTGAAATGAGCCGTTACTGGTATATGGACTATGATAGCGAAGCGATGGAGGTCTACTGTTACGACCAGGAAGACTGGAAGCTCTATGGCTTTACATATTCCATGAACGGCGACCATGTCGTGGTCGACTTTGAAAGCAAGAAGCGCAAGAAGTGTGCCATCGTCGATTTCGACGAGGGAGATCAGCAGGCTGCATTCGCAACTGTCTACTCCATGATCTCTACGCAGTTTGCGGAGAATGAGACTCAGTGGACGGAAAAATATCAGACTGCCTCCGACACGATTGCATCTATGGAAACTGAGCTGACTGAACTGCGTCAGTTCAAGGCTGGTATCGAACATGATGCCGCAAAGCAGGAGCGTGAGGAACTCTTCGCCCAGTTTGAAGACCTGGTCGGAGTTGCTGCGTTCGATGAAATCCGTGAAAGCGGTGAGCAGTATTCCCTGGAGGAACTGGAAGAGAAGTGCTACGCCATCCGTGGCCGTAAGCAGACCGAAAAGTTCTCTCTGCAGGGTCAGAAGGCACCCAAACTGCCTGTCGAGAAGAATAACGATCCTACGCCTGAGCCCTATGGCGGCGTGTTTGCCGAGTTCGGTATTCGTCACGACTAATCAACATAATTAAATAAATCTTTGAGGAGGTAATTATCAATGGCTGATAAATATTGTGTTATCCGCACTGACCTGATGAGCGGCACCAAGCAGCCTGCTGATCTGGTGTCTTTCCGTTTCTATGATGCGGAAGGTAATGCCGCTGAGGTTGAGAACGGCGTTATCGTCAAGCTGGAAGGCTACGAAGAGGGCGAGCGTGAGGTCATGAAGGCCGTCGCCGCTACCGCTGGCGCTGATCTGAACGAGTGCGCTATCGCTGCTGGCGTCGAGGTCATGTACGACGAGCGTAAGAAGAATCTGGACGAGTATGTCAACGAGGCTGGCAAGATCGTTCGTGGCTACATTCCCCGCAGCCGCAACATTTTCTCTGTGACTCCCGAGGGCTTTGTCGGCGGCACTGTTCCCACTGTCGGCGCCGAGGTTGGCATTGGTGAGGGCGGCAAGATCGATGCCGCTGGTACTGGTCTGGGCACTTGTGTGCATATTGAGGTTGCCGGTCGGTACACCTACTACGCCATCAAGATTGCCAAGACCGAAGTCTAATGAAGGAGGGCAATAACAATGGCTGATATGAACAACATCGTGAAAGTTGCTGTCGATGCTTATCGCGGCAATGTCGAGAAATATTCCGTTGGTCAGTCCATGGAGCTTCTGCAGAAGGCTCTGGTTGAGGCTAACGGCGGCAGCACTGTGCTGAACTACAAAAACATCCGTGACGGTAAGTGCAACGGCCTGTTTACTCTGATCGAAGAGATTCTGAGCCGCACTGTCGTTGAGGGTCTGCAGGGCGACGAGTATTTCAACGCTCTGGTCGATTTCCGTAATGTCGCTGAGGGCGACAAGAACCTGTTCTTCGTTGAGGACAGCAACCTGTTCGTCGTGGCTGATGCCGCTGACGGTACGCAGGGTATCCGTCGTCAGCGTCTGGGCGGGGTCAGCGAGACCAGCATCCCCACTTCCATGAAGTATGTGAAGATTTACGAGGAGCTGAATCGTGTCCTGTCTGGCCGTGTTGACTTCAACTACTTCATCGGCAAGGTTTCTGACTCCTTCCGTCAGAAGCTGCTGAATGATATCTATGGCCTGTGGAGTTCCGCTACTGCCGATCAGCTCGGCGGCGTGACCTACTTCCCCGCAGCCGGTGCATATGACGAGGACGAGCTGCTCGACCTGATCGCTCATGTCGAGGCTGCTGCCGGTGGCAAGCCCGCCACTATCGTTGGCACCAAGAAGGCCGTTCGTAATCTGGCTCCCTCCATCCAGGGCACCGATTCTCAGAGCGACATCTACAACATGGGCTACTATGGCAAGTTCTATGGTACTCCCGTTGTTGTCACTCCTCAGCGCCACAAGCTGAACTCCACCGAGTTCGTTCTGGCCGACGATGTGCTGACCATCATCGCTGGTGATGACAAGCCCATCAAGTGCGTGTACGAGGGCAACCCCATTGTCCTGATGGGCAATCCCATGGACAACGGCGACCTGACCCAGGAGTACCTGTACGGCGAGAAGTATGGTATGGGCATCGTGCTGGCTGGCGGCAACGCTGGTATCGGTCGTTACGAGATCGCCTAAGCCACGGTATGACAAATCTATGCGGGGCTCCATCGTGAGCCCCGCAAGTATGAAAGGGTGAATAATACATGGCTAACAAAAATACAGGCGCAAAGCCTAAAGATACGACTGCGGCTTCTGTAACTGCGGAGGTCGCTCCTGTTGCGCAGGAAAAGAAAGAAGCCTTTGTCCCCAAGGCATTTGATCCCAATCAGATCGTTACTGTCCGCAATGGTTTCCAGGGTAGACTGGTCTATCGCAGTAAGAAGACTGGCGAGAGATTTGTGTGGGATGAGTTCGGTGCTGAGCAGGACATGGAGCTGGCCGAGCTGAAAGCTGCAAGAAGCTCCAGCAAGAAATACTTCATCAACAACTGGTTCATGTTCGATGATCCTGAGATCGTGGATTATCTGGGCATGGCTCAGTATTACAAGTTCGCTCTGAATATCAGTGACTTTGACAAGCTCTTTAGCAAGAGTGCTTCTGAAATTGAAGCAACGATTGCGAAACTGTCTGATGGTCAGAAGAAGTCTGTTGCCTATCGGGCAAAGCAGTTGATTCAGGACGAAGTGATCGACTCCAACAAAGTGATCGCAACACTGGAGAAGTGCCTTGGCGTTGAGTTGATCGAACGATAAGGAGCGTGAGTTATGAGCGTTTCTTACGATGTGTTTACCGGAGCATTTCTTGCGAAGGTAACCGAGTATGACTTCCCAATCGGAAGTTTTGAGCGCAACGAAATGGTTGATGGATATATGAAAAGGGCGATTGCCGAGTTCAAGAAAATCTGCAAGTACGATTTGACATCAACGGCGGATGACATTGTCAGGGAATTTCATGTAGAGATTGCCCAAGAGGATATGGACGAACTTGCCAACATCATCTCTGAGGGTATGCTCGCACAGTGGATGAAGCCATATGTGTACAGACAAGAGAACCTTGAAAATGTGTTAAACACACGGGATTTCACCAGCTATTCGCCTGCCGAATTGCTTCTGCGTATCAAGGATACATACAGCATGGTGCAGCGTGGGTTCACGAATATGATGCGGGAGTATTCGTACAACCATGGTGATCTTACGGATTTGCATTTATGATCCAGACCGTTAGAGGTATTCCTGTGGATGAAGTGGTTCTGAGCAATTATCTTCGCAATCTTGTAAATCTTTTCTTTAAGATTCTCCCCATTCGAGAGAGTGAAGAGCCTTCACTGCGCTCATACATGATGAGTCTGCAGGCAGAGTTGCTCGGTTGTTCCGAACTTGTTGAGGCAGTACATGAAGACCCCATGTTCCTGTCTCTGGTTTCCATCTTGCAGTATTTGATCGACCATCCAGATAGCGCTGTTCATGTGTATAAGCGTGAGGTTTTCAAAGCAATTTCCATTTGCAATAAGTTGAAGGCGAGGTATGCAGTAAAGCCAATCAGCAAGGAGGGATAAGGATGGGTGTTTGGGATTCCTATCAATCCAGATTGTCTGCGATGGGTACTACCAAAAGAGAAGCGGCGTTAAACCGTGAGAAGGCGTACCTGTCACGCAAGTTACCGTCGAGCCTATCCTACCATACCGTCAATATGAATGGTATGGAATGCAATCTTGCCATCATCAACAGCGATAACCTAAACCAAAAAACGCTATGCTCATTGCCTGGAGAAGAAATAATCAGCGGCTCTCTGGTTTACTGGAATGACAATTATTGGCTGGTTACAGCGGTTGATGCGAACAATGAAGTTTATACAAAAGCGATTATGCTGCAGTGTAATCATCGGTTGCGTTGGATTGCTGCGGACGGCCACATCATCGAAAGATGGTGCATCGTTTCTGACGGAACGAAATATCTGACCGGCGAAACAATCAGCTCGTACAACGAGAATGGTATGTCGCTTGGTGACACCCGCATCTCCGTTTCGCTGGCGAGAGATGAATACACCGTTCAGTTAAACCGTGGGTTCCGCTTTTTGATAGACGATGAAGATTCAGATACGGTATTGGCCTATCGGCTTACAAAGCCATTCAAAATCGGAGGCGTGTACAACGGAAACGGTGTTATGAGCTTCGTTATGACCGAAGTAAACACGGAGGATGACGACAATTTTGATCTGCGTATTGCGGATTATTATAAGCATTTCCCCCGTGAGACTGACGGCAATACCGATAGCGAAACAACAGCGAAAGTGTTAAACGATGAGACAACAGGTGGAAAGAAGGTGTGGCTGTGAGTTGTGAAGCACTGGTTGGTTTGGACGAGCTGTTCGACTATAAAAACCAACTGATGGACGACATGCTTACCAATGAGCAGATCATACGGCTGTTGTCCGATGATGGAAAGACTTTGACAGCACCGGAAAACCTGGTGTACACACAGGTCTATCCATATGAGTATGTGCCGGATGTTGTTGAGCACGGACAAACATTTATCTGCTGTGAAGTGGATATCAAGGATGTGATCGATAAGACATTTCTTGTTCCGGTATTGTACATTTGGGTTTTTACCCATAAGAGCAAGGTTCGCCTGCCTGGTGGTGGCGTGCGAACAGACAAGCTATCTTCTGAAATCACGAAAATCATCAACGGGAGCCGTATGTATGGGCTTGGAGAGCTCAACTTGCAATCAGCAAAAAGATTTTCTCCCATCGGTGACTATCAGGGTAGAATCCTGACTTTCTATGCGAAAGACTTTAATCGCCTGTCTCCTTCAAACAAGAAGGTTCCGGCGAACAGGAAGCATGGATAAATGGCAGTAAGAAATCTTCTTTACAAGAAGGAGCTGCTGGTCAATGACGATATTCAGATAGTAATTCCGACAGTTGGAGAAATCCTTGAGCAAGAGGACGCCTATTATTCCATGGTGTCTATGATTACTGCAACCCCATACGACATGATGGTTCAGTTAGATGATATGAAGATTGATTTTACTGAGATCGATGATTATCAGTTGTTCATTATTGTGTTTAATGCGCTAAAGACACAGGACACCTCATTGATTTTCGGTAGCCTTGACTTGAGCAGTTTTTCTGTAATGGTGAACCCGCAAAACAACACAGTCGTTCTGAGAAATCCAGAGACGGGTGCTATGATCGACCGGAGTATTCACCATCAGATTTGTCAGGCGGTCAGAACGATACACCACCTTAAACGCAATAATCGCAAGCCTGCAAATGGCGAAGCGAAGAAATATATGCTCCAGCGTGCGAGAGCAAAGATGAAGCGGCGAAAGAACCGAATTGAAGACTCGCAGCTTGAAGAGCTGATCGTTGCCTTGGTGAATACCGAGCAGTTCCACTACGACTTTGATAGCGTCAGAAATCTGACCATCTATCAGTTTAATGAGAGTGTTCGGCAGGTAGTCAAGAAGATCGATTTCGACAATAAAATGCACGGCATTTACGCCGGAACAATTAGCGCAAAAGACATGAGCCAAGACGATTTGAATTGGCTGACTCACAAATAAGAGGAGGAAGGTTCTATGAATATCAACATCAATGATATCACCATCACCAGCATCGAAACCATCACTGCTTTCGATATCGTGACTGGCGATTTCAAGTTCACTCTGGACGAGCTGCAGAATGCTACCATTGCTCAGAGCCAGGAGAAGACCGATATCACTGGTAAGCAGGGTCGTAAGCTGAGCTCTCTGAAGCGCAATAAGGCTGTTACGATCAGCGGCACCAACGGTCTGGTTTCTGCTGGTCTTCTGGAGCTGCAGACCGGCAGCAAGTTCGAGGAGAAGGTCACCACTGTTATGTGGACTGACTATCTGACTGTTTCCGGTAACCAGGCTACTACCAACTATGTTGCTGTTGGCACTGTCGGCAACGAGATCGAGTCTGTGTACATCAAGAATCCCAACGGTACTCTGGGCACTGAGCTGACTCAGGCCGCTACCGCTGAGGCTGGCAAGTTCGCATATGATCCCGCTTCCAAGGTTATCACCTTCAACGATGGTGAGATCGAGGATGGCAAGGAGATCGTTGTGTTCTACTTCCGCCAGATCAACGCCAATGTTCTGGAGAACATGAGCGACACCTATTCCGAGAAATGCACCCTGTATATCGATGCTTTCGGCGAAGACACCTGCGCCAATGTGTATCGTATCCAGTTCTATGTGCCCAAGGCTGACTTCGACGGCAACTTTGAGCTGGCTATGGGTGACAGCCAGACCGTCCACTCCTTCGAGGCTGAGGCTCTGGCCGGTTCCTGCGGCGGCAGCGGCGCCTACTGGACTTACACCATCTTCGGCGCTGACGAAGCTGATGTTGCCTAAGAGGTGAATGACTATGCCTATTGCCAAGAAGACATGCCGTGTCTGTGGTAAGCCCTATGAGGCTTGCCGCAGCACAAAGCGTGAGGTTGGAGCATTCCATTGGCAAGAGGTTGCGTGTTCCCCCGAGTGCGGCACAGAGTATCTGCGCATGGTAACCGAAGCACGCAATCCTGCGCCCAAGGCCAAGCGCTATGCAAAGCCCGTGAAGCCTGTTGTTGAGGAAGCTCCCATCCCGGCAATCGCTGAGGTGGAGACTCCCAATGACGAGGTCGTAACTGAATAACGGAGATTGAATTGGCGGACAGATTAGTTTCTGTCCGCCTTTTCAGATATATGAGATATGAACATTTTAGCAATCGATCAGGCCAGAAATGGAGCCTGGTGTGTGTACGACTATGAGCAGAAAAAGCCCGTAGCCTATGGAGCGTTTGCTTTTCCAGTTGATGACTTTACCTATGCACAGGCAATGGTTGGGATTTGTGATTTGACCACAGAGCTGATGGAGAAGTATGACATCTCTGCTGTGTTTATCGAGGACATCCAATTACGGAAAAATGCAGACTCATTCAAAAAACTGGCTCAGCTACAAGGGGCCCTCGTTTCTATGTTTGAACGGAACGAATACTTGTATGACTTTGTCCCCCCGTCAAAGTGGCAGAGCTACTGTAACGCCAGAGGGCGTACAACCAAGGAGATCAAGGCCAAAATGACCGAACTGTCTCCTGAGAAAAAGCAGTCGAAAGTGTTGTCCATCCAGTTTGTAAAAGAACAGTTTGGAATAGAGACCGTGGATGACAACCTTGCGGATGCTATTTGCATTGGATATTTCGTGACCTCAACGGTTGCGATACAGACGGTAGAAGAAAAGGAGAATAACAATGGCTAAGAAAGAAAAGCGAATTTCAATCAATGCTCTGGAGAAAATCGCAAAGGAACAGTTCCCCGAGAGTGTGACCGAACAGTGGTTTGATATTGAGGTGACCATCAAGCGCTCCCTCCCTCTGAAAGAGATGCTGGAGTTTGTGCAGGAGGTCGTCGACGCCTGCTTTACCACCGATGGCACCTTTGTTCCTGAGATCATGGACTTTGCAACCAAGAGCGGCATCCTTACCCACTATGCCAACTTTACACTCCCCGACAATCTGGAGAAGCAGTATTGGCTGATTTACAGCACCGGAGCTGTGGATATGGTGTGCCAGCATATCAACATGGTTCAGTTGCAGGAGATGATCGGTGGTATCAACCGCAAGATCGACCATATGTGCGACACCGACATTGTTGCTACCAAGGCAAAGCTGAATGACCTGTATGCGGCCTTTGCCAAGATGGGCGAAGAGTTTTCTGCAATGTTCAGCGATATCAGTGCTTCTGATATTCAGAAAGCGATTGGTGCATTGAACCAGTCTGGAGCAATGGAAGAAAATATCGTCGCTGCATACATTGACCAGATGAAGAAGAATACAGGCGGCAAGAACGATGATAAGTGAATCCGCAATCATGGGTAAGCTCCAGGCATACGCAAACTCCTCTGTTGGAAAAAAGCGTATGAAGGATTGTATCCAGTCAGCACGAGATAGTGGCAAACCTCTGGCGAGCGGTGATAAGGTCGTTGGCAAGAAGCAGATGCTTGAAATGGCAAATGCTTTGGCGGAGATGATTCGCAAGAGATTACCGGAGTCTATCGCTGATGTCGGAGAAACGCTGTCTGTTAGTGCGCCGGTACGACACCCGGACGGTAGTTACGAAGTGATACTGAGCTTTGATGTGAGTGCGCTCCATAGAGACTCCCTCGAAAACGACCTCGGTTACAATGGCATTGATAACATTGTTGCTTTGTTTAACAATGGTTATCACGCTCAGAATTATGTGTATGGTTGGTGGAACGGACACCGTCCAAGCGGAGAGTCCGTGTACCGGAGCGGTACAACCGGTGACTACGCATGGGTGCGGAGCGAAAAAGAGCGTGAAGCGCTGCAGTTTATGCAGGAAGCAGAAGCTGAATTTAACACGGTGTACGCAAGCAAATATGGCGTTGTCGTACAACTTGGTAGTGATTATATCAAGGAATAATAAATCTTAAGGCATGGCTTCGGCCATGCCTTTTTTGTAAAGGATGGTGAGAAAATGGCTGTAAGTGGACAGGATATTGGTCTGCTTTTTGGCGTACTTGGCGGTGGCAGAATCAGCGGCGAGAGCGGTGCTTTAATCAAATCACAGCTCGACAGTATTGTTGCTTCGTTGAATAATGCAACCAATTCTAAGCAGCGTCGTATCAAGCTCAACCTGGATATTGCCGGGACGAAGAGCAGTTTTTCGACTGGCTTAAAACAAATCACCAATGGCTTGAGTGGACAGAAGCAGTTCAAGATCAAGGTCTCTGAAATCGATGCCACCTCTGCCATCAACAAGCTCAGAACAGAGCTTGATGCAATGCTGCGGACAATTAAGGTGGACACCGGATTTACCGTAACGCTTGGTAAAAACGGTGCTTCTTCTGCAATGAAGGAAATTGCAAGCGATGCCAAAGGAGCGGTTCTTTCGATTGCAGAGGCAGAAGCAGCACTCAAAGAAATTAGTGTTACCAACCAAAGCATTACTGCAGGATATAAAAAGGCAAAGAATGCACTTGGCGGTGAAGCTGCAACAGAGGGCAACTTAATTGCGGTTGAACAGCTTAAGGAGAAATATCTGCAACTGCAAGCTGCAACAAATTCACTTGGGGCAAGCAAGACGCAGTTACACCAGGCTGAGGTTAATCAAATCTATGTAATTCAGTCTGCGCTGCAGCAGTTAATTGCGCAAACAATGGAGCGTGTTGCCGCTGAGAATGCAGTAGCAGATGCTGCAAAGAAACGAGCAGACGCAGAAACTGCAGCAACAGAAAAGGAAAAAGCTGCCGCTACTGATGTTATCACCATGCGCAAGGATGCAATCGCGCTTCAAAAGCGCATGGCTTCTGCGCTGGCTAACTTTAGTAAGGCATCCGGTACGCCTTGGTATCAAACAATTAGTGCTGGTAAAGCAGAGCTTGACGCTATGCTTAGTGGTGCTACCGAGCTGGATCGGGTAAAACTGAATAATCTGATTGACAGCTTCAACGCAAGCGAGGGTGCTATTCGTGGTGCCGGTCTTGCGACTAAATCCCTTGGTGATAGTATTGTCGCTAATGCCAAGAAGTTTACGAGTTGGTTCGGCGTTTCGCAAATCATCATGCGAATTATTCGCCTGCTGAAAGATATGGTCACCGCCGTCAAGGAAGTTGACTCGGCGATGACAGAATTGAGAAAGGTCACCAACGAAACAGAGGGCACTTACATCAAATTCCTTGAAGATGCATCAAAAAGAGCAAAAGCTCTTGGTGCAACTCTTGCGGATACGGTAAATGCGACCGCTGATTTTGCACGCCTTGGCTACACGCTTGAGGAGTCTGCAATTTTGGCCGATGCTGCTCTGGTATATAAGAATGTTGGTGACGGCATTGAGAGTATTGATGATGCATCGGCCAGTGTAATTTCTACGATGAGGGCGTTCAACATTGAAGCTGAAAGCTCCATGTTCATCGTGGACAAGTTCAATGAAGTTGGTAACAATTTTGCTATCTCCTCTAAGGGTGTTGGCGACGCTTTATTGCGTTCTGCGTCCGCTCTGGCTGCTGGGAATAACTCTCTGGATGAAAGTATTGGTCTGATTACTGCTGCAAACAGTGTTGTGCAGGATGCAGATAAGGTCGGTACTACGCTAAAGACCATTTCTATGTTCCTTCGTGCCGCAAAGACAGAGGCAGAGGAAGCAGGCGAAAGCACTGAGGGGATGGCAAACAGTGTGTCCGAACTGCGTGCCGAAATCCTTGCCCTTACTGGTGGCAAGGTTGACATTCAGATTGATGAAGACACATTCAAGAGCACCTATCAGATCATCAAAGAATTGTCTGAGGTTTGGGGCGAACTGACTGATATCTCGCAGGCTAATATTCTGGAGATGATTGGCGGTAAGCGTAACAGTAATGTGGTTGCTGCTTTGCTGACAAACTTCCAGATTGCAGAAGATGTTGTTGCAACCTCTGCTGAAGCTGCAGGGTCAGCTCTGGCCGAAAATGAAAAGTACCTTGACAGTATTGCAGGTAGAATCTCCGTATTTAACTCTGCTTTTGAGAGCATGTCTCAGAACATCTTTGAGAGCAAACTGGTAAAAGATGTTGTTGATCTTGGTACTGCACTCGTTTCTGTGGCAGGTGGCCTTGCCAAAATCGATATGCTGCTACCCTCTATTGTGGCTGCAGCAGTAACATATAAGTCATTTAAGATGGCTCAGAGCATTGCGCAGCTTGCAATGCAAGAAGAGGCTGCGGTGGCTTCTCTTGTTCAGCGTCTGATTGTTGAGAAGGCGACCAATGACAATCTGGTTGTTTCTTATCAGACATTGAATGCTGCCCAGCAGCAAAATGTTCTTAGCAAACTGCAAAGCGCTGTTGCCTCTGAGCAGTTAAGTGCAGAGGCATATAAGCAGATCGTCGCCAATCTTTCTTTGGCTTCTGCGACAACCGGTGCCAAAGTTGCAACGGATGGGTTAAATGTCAGTATCAAATCGCTTCTCGCATCTAACCCCATCGGTTGGATCATGCTGGCTATTAGTCTCATCCCTACAGTTATCAATCTTGTCGGCAGTCTGCACAAATCCAATGAAGAATTGATCCAAGATGCGGAAGATTTGAAGACCTCTTACAGCAACAGTTTTACTGGTGTGGCTGGAGACCTTTCAACTCTGCGTGGTCTTGAGGATGAATTCAATCGACTGTCTGCTGGCGTTGATGACTACGGTAATAATATCTCGCTTGCCGCTGATGACTACGAGCGGTATCGTGAAATCGTCAGTACGATTCTTGGTATTTCTCCATCTCTTGTTTCTGGATACGATGCCGAAGGTAACGCTATTGCAAACAAGAATGGATTGCTCGAAAAATCCATTGAGCTCATGGAGGAAGAACAGCGGCTTAAGATGAAGGAGTTTGTCTCCGATAAGAATCTGAAAACCGTTGGTATGGGCGAAGTTGCTGCAATGGAAGAGTATGAGAATGCTAACCCGCTCCCGTATGGTGATGCGAAGTTAGACTTTATGAATGCTTTCCGTGATGCCGCTAATCGTTATGCAGCCGAGGAACAGGGTAATTATGAGGGCGAAATCTACGACGCTCTCAACCCCGGTAATATCGACCTTGATGATTTCTGGACAGAGGGGTATTGGAGCAAATACGGAGATGACGCAAATCGTTTTGCTCAAGATTACTATGAGACAATCGTTGAATCTTTACGGAGCAATCGTTCAATTCTTGAGGACTATTTTACTCAGGGAGAGATTGACGAGCTGCTTGATATTGCAGATGAATACGACAAAAACATAGAGGTCTATCAGAGTAGAATTGATGAATTCTCTCAGGCATTAAATCCGACCCTCCAGTATGTGCCTCAGACGATTACCGCATATAGCGAACTGACAGAGGGACAGAAGGAGTTTCTGACAAATTACATCAACAATTTCCGCATTACCGCCGATACAACCGAAGAGGATATTCTGCAAATGAAGCAGGACATCTTAGACTTCACAGAGTTTCTTGCTCAGAATGATGATCTGCGAGAGTCTATTGATCTCGGCATGTCAATCAAGTATGGCGTTGATGAGGATGGAAACGGGCTAACGGTTTCGGACTACAAAGAGCGTGTCGAGGAGTTAAATCGGCAGATTGCGTCTTACGACGAAGATATGCAGGCAAACATCAAGGTTGCTCTTGGGATTGAAACTGATGCCTCTGAGATCAATGCCGATGTAGAAAAGGCAATTCAGCATGTAAAGAATCTTCTGGTAGAGCCTGTTGAAAAGACAGAGCTGGAAGGTCTGCTTTCCAACTATCAGGAAGAGTTAGAGCGTGCGAAGGAGCTTGGCGTTGACCTTTCAAAAACGGTGTACGGGAACATTGACACAAACAACCGACAGGTTATCGAGTGGAATAATGCTACCTTAAACCAGTTCAAAGACGCAATCATGTCGTGGGAAGACCAAAATGCACAGTGGAATGATGTTAAGAACTCTCTTGAGGGTTCGTTTTCCACTCTGTATGGAGGTTCAAACAATTTTGATGGCGTTGAAATTGCTTTCTCTCCGATCCTTCAAACCGAAGATGGCCCGATGCTGTTAAGCAGAGATACGCTTAATGAGTATATCAACGGGTTAATTGATAAGGCGGGCGAAGGTTGGACAACTGAAAAACTTCTTGAGCTCGATGCCGAAGGTTTGGAAGTTGATGGTATTGCAATCAAGAATATGATCGCAGATATTGGCGACACAGCAATAGAGACTGGCGAGGCCATGCACTTTGTCGGTGATCTGGGCAGTGTCAACACTGCATATGAAAGCCTCGCAGATGCCGCTGAGAATGCACATATGACAGTGGAAGAGTTGAACGCTTCTATTGAAAGCGGCAGTTTCGATAATCTTCGCACTGTAGAGGATATTATTAACGACCTTCCTGTTGGTGATGTCCTTGAAATTTACTATAAGATTTCTGCAGATCCCAATAGCATGACTTTTGAAGAGCTTCAAGATGCGCTCGAAAAACTTGGCGTTGATTGGAGTAAAACGGTCAATGTTTGGGACTTCTCCACCATGGTTGATGGTATCGGGGAGATTGAGTCTGGTATCGGTAATCTTGTGAGCGCAATGGACTCTCTGCGTGAGGGTACAAAGCTGACCAAGGGTGAATTGGCAAAGCTCGCCCTTGAATATCCAGAATTGTTAAAGGTGTCTGACTTGTTTGCAGACACTACAGTAGAAAATCAACAGACCATGCTCAGCGCAATTTTGGATACATATGAGAAGGAGCACGATGCTCTGATCGATACAAAGATTGCCGAACTGACCGCAACAAATCAGCTTATCCAAGACCAGATTGCACTCGAAAATGAGAAGAAAAATAAGGTCGTGGAAATTGCTGATATGCAGAGCAACGGTAAGCTGGACTCTGAGCGGGCGTATCAGGAGGTTCTTGACAGCCTGCATGACCTTGAAGGCCAGAACTATGTAACCTTTAGTGATGGTATCCTGTCTGTCAATCAGGATATGCTTACAAAGGAATTGGAGCAGATGGGCGAAAAGGTCGAAGACACCAGACCGTTGTTTGAGGCTCAAGGCAATCTGATTGCCGAAGCCAACTATAAGGGTGTCAATGAAGGTCTTAAGGCATTCCCGATGTATGCCAGCAGACTGGCCTCTTGGGCTGGCTCTTCATTTAAGACGCTGCTGAGTAATATTGGCACCAATATCGGCAAAGCATTTAGTGGCGATACCGATTTTGTTGGTTTGCTGGATGGTATTGGCGGCATCGGAAGTGTGTTCACCAACTCTGTGACTCTGGAAACAGATGTTGAAACCAAATATACGATTGATGGCAAATCAGTCGACGAGTGGTCTGCTGACTACGAAGAGGTTATCAACAAGAGAGTTGAGACACTGACTGAGCAAATCGAGACTAATAACACGATCATTGACAATCTGAGCAAACTGAAAGGTCTTGATCTGCAGTCCATTTATGGCAACGATGGCACAGACGGCAGCAAGTCTGGTAAGGATGTCGAAGAGTATGTTGCGGATATTGAGCGGTATCGTGAAGCTCTTGAGCGTCTTAACGATGTCCGCATCAAAAAGGCAGACCTTGAGCTGGAGCTTGAGAATGCCGAGAATTTGGACGAACAGATCAGAATCGAGAAAGAACTGCTTGGCGTGTATCGTGCTGAGCAGGAGTGTCTTGAGGAAATCAACGGTCTTCGTGACGAAACGATTGCCAATGGTGTAAAGGCTCTTGAGCAGCTTGGATTCCAAATCGACTACGATCCCGATAAGAACAAATTCTTCGTTAAGAATCTGGAACACCTGAATGATCTGACCGCAGATAGTAGGGGTAAATACGGTTCCTTACAGGAAGCAACAAATGCACTTCGGAAAGATACCGAAGACCTGATTAACACACTGGAAGAGTTAAATGCTGAGAACCAGGAAGATCAGGATACCTGGCAGGAGCTGTATCACACAATTCGTGAAGCAAAAATCAACATTGTCAATAATCTGAAAGAAATTGTCAGTCAAGCATCTGAGGCTGTTGACAGCATCCAGAATGTTTACGACACATTGAAAGATGCTGCTGACGAGTATTCGGCAAATGGAGGTTTTATCTCCGTCGATGCATTCCAGAAGATTGTTGAACTCGGCCCAGAGTATATGCAGTATCTGCGAGACGAGAATGGTCTGCTTGTAATCAACGAGCAGGCAATCAATCGAGTCATTGCAGCTAAGACGGAACAGCTCGCACTGGAGAGCGCTATGAGCTATATCGAGCGTATTCGTCTGGCACTGCAGGGTGACTCCATCGAGAGTCTAAATACATTACTCTTTGCCACAACTGAGGCGACCAATGCCACTTGGGGTTTGGTGTATGCTGAGTTGGCACTGATGCACCAGACAGGCGACTTAAACGAATCCCAGTATGAAGCGGCAATGCATAACATCAATGCCATCCGCTCTCTGGCAGAGAATGCCATCTCTGGTATTGGGCAGGTTGCAAATACGGTTGAGGACAATTTGACCGATATGAAGCAGGGGCTGGATGATATCCTCAAGTATGTGATGGATATGCTGCGCCATCGAATTGAGCAGCAGATTGATGCGCTTGAGGAGATGAAAGAAGCCTATGGCGAACTGATCGAACTCAAAAAAGAGTCGATGGAGGCCACCAAGGAAGAGACGGATTATCAGGATGAGGTTGCAGAAAAGGTCAAAGAAATTGCCAAACTGCAGGAGCGTATTAACGCTCTGTCTCTCGATGATAGCCGTGATGCCCAGGCGCAAAAGGCACAGCTTCAGGAAGAGATGGCTGAGCTTCAGAAGGAGCTTGCTGACACGCAGGCAGACTATGCTTACGAAACACAGCAGGATTCTCTGGACAAGATGCAAGAGGCTTACGAAGCTGAAAAGGACAAAGAGATTGCAATTCTCGAAGAGTCTATCAGCAGTGAGCAGAAGCTGTATGAGATGGCCATTTCCTATATCCAGAGCAACTGGGATACGCTGTATCAAGAGCTGATTGCATGGAATACAGAATATGGTTCTGTGCTGAACTCTGAGATCACCACTGCTTGGGACAACTGCCTTGCGGCAGCCCAGCGGTATGGTAGTTATGTGAGTGCCCTCAACAGCATTGATGCCGACATTGAGAATGTCTCTAACGGCAGCAACAATATCGTTGGCGGTACTGGCAACTATGACACATCTTCTTCCAGTGAGGAAAGCATCCACGCAATCATCAAGGAAATGTATGCCAACAGCCGTCGACACGGCTCCGAGGATGCGGCAGGTAAAGCCTATCTTAACCGCCGCAATCTGGAACTGGGTGCAATGCTCGCACAGTATGGTATCACTGCTGTTCGTGGTGACGACGGTGTGTGGTATGTCAACCGAGTCGGTGGCGAAAAGCTGTACGATAAGTACAAGCAGTATATTTACCACACTGGCGGTATTGTTGGTGACGAAGGTTCCTTAAAGGAAAATGAGTTGCTGGCAAAAATCGAAAAGGGCGAAGTCATGGTTTCCAACCAAGGCAAGGGTACTCTGTTCGCTCTGATCGAGTTTATGGATATGTTGAGTAAGAAGCTGGATACAGCCAATATCGATGGCATTGCCCGTCCTGGTATCGGAGATGTGCGTCCAGACCTGAGCAACATCACAAACAACCAGAGTGAGACCATCCACTTTGGTGATGTGTATATCTACGGCGCTGATGAGCAGACCGTGGAGAAGCACCGTGAGGTAAATAGACAGTTTACCAACGAGGTGTTGAAACAACTGAATATTAAACGATAAGCAGTTGGAGGGAGATTTTTGTAGTCTCCCTCCTCTGCAATATAAAAGCAATGGGAGGTGAGATGCAAGGTGTTCAATACCTATGAATTTTCTTTTGCCGGAGAGTCCTCATTGATGTATGGACTGATGGTGTATGACATTGGCGGCACAAGTCAGAATAATGTGAGTTTTGGCAATACCGCTTCTATCGTGGAGACACGACTGAACAATCGAATTCAGCCCATTCACTTTGGTGTGAATTATCACTCCAAGCCTTTGGAGTTCAAATTAGTATTTGGTTCTGACAGAGCGCTTGACCGATACGAACTGGAAAACATCAGCTTTTGGCTGACCGGGCATCAAGACTATCAATGGCTGTCCATTGACCAACCGGATTTGGAGCGTGTGCAGTTCCGGTGTTTGATTACATCTCTGACCCCGCTCGCTCATGGGTGGCTCCCCGTTGCATTTGAGGCTACGGTGCGGTGTGACTGCCCGTATGCCTACGGTTTCCCGTTTGAAAAAAGCTATCAGATCAAGGGAACAACCAGAGTCCTATTCCGCAACGAAAGCTCCATGCGGGAATATTTGAAGCCTGTGCTTACATTCAAGCCTGCCAGCGGTGTGACGGAGGTCAAGGTTGTCAATAAGAATGACAACAACCGTGAGTTTTCCCTGAGCGAACTGCCTGCGGCAGAACTCAATATTCGGGTGGATAATGCAAATGGCATCATCCAAGAACTCAATAACGGTTACAACCTGTATGACGGCTTCAATCTGAACTTCTTCCGCCTTGTACATGGTGACAACATCTTAGAGATTACTGGAGATGGCGTGCTTACGATTTCTGGTAGGTTTCTCTACAATGTCGCAGGATAAGGGGGTACAGAATGTTTCTTGACTATTCCAAAATCGAATTTGAGTCCAGCGGCAGACCCGAGATGCCGGAGCTTCAGTTACAAACACTGAGTCGTGACATCATCGGTATTCTGGGTGGCGTATCCGATTTGAGATTCAACATCAAGTTCTCTGAGCCGAGCGAGATTTCCTTTACGATCCCCAAAGTGCTGGATGATGGTGACAATCCTTTGTACGGTGCAGTGACTGGTCACAGAATCATCTACACCAAGCATTATGGTATCTATGTCATTATGAACCCCGAGACCGAGGCGGATGGCATTTCCGATATGAAGCAGGTTCGTGGCTATTCTCTGGAGAAGACCCTTGACTCCAAGCGGTTCTTCCTTGAGGAAGGCACATTCAATTTCTGGAATCCGGCTGCTCCGCAGGACACCATTATTGGCCGCATTTTAGAGTTGGCGCCAGATTGGTCTGTTGGATATGTTTCTCCAACATTGATTGGTCGATATCGCACATTCGATTCCTTTGATGACTACCTGCTGTCCTTCGTTTATAACACGGTGCCGGACAAGTATCGGTGTGTCTTTGTGTTCGATCCGTATGCTATGACCATTAGTGTGTATGATGCAGATGAAGCCAGACCAACGCTCCCCATCTATCTGGACTTTGACAATCTGGTTCAGCAAATTGCAGTGGAGGAAATCAGTGACGAACTGGTAACTGCACTGCGCCCATATGGTGCTGATGAGCTGGATATTCGTAATGTCAACCCCATCGGCAGCAACTGGATTTACGACCTGTCCTATTTCATTGAGAACGGTGATATCAGCGGTTCTCTTGCTGAGAAGTGGCAGGCTTGGCAGAGAAGCATTTTGAACAATCAGGCACTGTACAAAGGTTTGGTTGCGCTGAGAGCGTCTTCCACGACAAGACTGCTGACAGAACAGGCGGCTTTAATTGACCTTCAAGGTGAGCTGGAAGACCTCACAAACCAACAGAGCATCACTATTCAGACGCTCGCCACTGAAACAACGAGTGCAGGCAAGAAGAGTCAACAGCAACTGCTGAATGAGATCAACGCCAAAATCAAAGCAAAGAAAGCTGAGATTGCGGCAAAGGAAAGTACGATTGATAACATCAACGCAGACCTGAACGCTGACGACCCAACCTCATATAGTGGCCGCATCAAGACCATCACTGAGGAGTTGGCATTTTCATCCTACTTCACGAAGGAGGAACAGTCTGTTCTATCTCAGTATTTGATTGAGCAGGATATTACGGAGTCCACCTTTGTTGCGACCGATGTGGATACCAGCGTTTCAGGCAGTACCTATTCATTCAACAGTGGTGCTATCAATATTTCTGGTGCAGACATTCTTGAAGTGGATTTCTCTACCGACTTCAAAAAGAGAATGTTCACCATTTCCGGTGGCACATTTGCTATTTCTGGCGACATGAATATTTCTGGTGATGTGATCCGTGGTACGCTGGAGGTTCCCAATAGTGGGCAGGCTGTCATGAGTTTGTATGCCGGTTCTATTGCCGTTAATAACAAAACGGCGGCAAGCGGTATGATTACCCTTACGGGTACAGTGAGCGGTCTTAGCACTGATGTGCGCAAGGTGACTGTCGATGGCATCACGACTTATGAAGGAAGCAAGCTGCAGTTCAATGTAGCATCTTCCTCTCTGTATCTGACAGCAAATGTAAGCGAATATCAAAAATACTCTGTGCAGATGGAGTTGTTTGACTATGCGGTTGGTGTACTCAGTGATCTGGCGACGCCCACCTACGAGTTCTCCGTGGACTCTGCAAACTTCATATTCGCACAGGAGTTTGCCCCATTCCGCAACAGCCTTGAGCTTGGTAAGGCAGTCTATCTTCTGATGGACAATCAGAAGATCATCACGCCCATCATTATCGAGTTCGAGCTGAGCTTCGAGGATCGTGAGAATTTCTCCATCGTGTTTTCCAACCGCTTCAAGCGGCATGACAGTGTCAATACGCTGAAAGACATGATTGAGACAAGCTATTCTACGAGCAGAAGTTTTGATGCGAACAAATATATTTATAATCAGGTGACCAGTCAGGCATCCTCTGTGTCCAAGTTCATGCAGAGTTCTCTGGATGCGGCAGTCAACAGCATTGTTGCTGCGGCAAATCAGAGTGTGCTTATCAACGGTGCGGGCATTCATGTTGGCGGCAATTCCAACTATCAGCTTCGCATCATCGATAGCATGATTGCCATGACTGACGATAACTGGTCTACTGCCAAACTGGCAGTTGGTCTGTTTGCGACTGAAGACACAGGCACCTATTTTGGTGTCAATGCCGAAGTGATCGGCGGTAAGCTGATCGTCGGCAACAACCTCATCATCGAGAACGAGAATGACTATGGCGTTATGCAGTTCAAGGTGGATGCCACCGGAGCGTGGCTGAACAATGCAACCTTTATACTGCAGAGCGACAGCGTGGCCAGAAGTGCTGGCGGCAAAATCATTCTTGACCCCAGATACGGTATCGTTGCTGGTAATGGCGATTTGTTTGATACAGAGGGCACCACGGTTACACCATCCTTTATCGATAGCAACGGTAACATCGAACTGGATGATGATGGTATTCCTACCAACGCCAACTTCTATCTCGACATTCGGGATGGCAGTGCATATTTCCGTGGAACCGTGAACGCTACGAGCGGTGAAGTCGGCGGATGGACGCTGGCTGAAGATTATCTGCATAGCGGCAGTGGCTCTACCTATGTGGCGTTAAATGCATCCGGTACGAACAATGCTGCCTATGCGATTTGGGCTGGTGCTTCCAATCCGGCTAATGCCCCATTCTATGTGAAGCGGGACGGTAGCCTGTATGCTAAGACTGGTACATTTAAGGGAACTCTCGATGCGGCAAAACTGAGCGGCAACCTGACTGCAGATTCAAATACTGGCGGCTGGCTCATTGGCTGTGGCATCGATGTGAATAGTGGCGCTTTCTATGTTGACCAGTCTGGTAATGTGACCATGAGAGGCGGTATCAATCTGGCTGGTAACATCACATGGTCTACCTCAAACAGTCCTTGCCAAGCTCTTTACTCAACAGTATATTTGGCTGCTCCAAGTGGCTCTTACTCTTCTCATCCAACAACAGGAAGTTCTTCGTGGCACCGAACTTTATCAAGCGCAGACAAGTATGCATCATACACCTATGACGGTGGCTCCACTTGGACTGCCGCAATTCAGATCAGAGGTGAAGACGGCGAAGACGGTCGTGATGGTGTGGACGGCAGTGATGCAACGGTCAACGAACGAAATGTGTTCAATGTTCTGACCAACGGCGGAACGAAGTTCGGTATCTTTAACGACTCCACTTCAAACAAGTTATATATTAACGCAAGCTATATTCGTTCTGGCATTATCGACGCAGACCTTATTACGCTTGGCAGTGATTGGGGTGGTTTCTGCTGTGCTATCGGTAACGACGGTACAAGTGATACTTATGGCTCAATGATGTATGGTAGCGACCCTGACTTTTATTTCATTGCTACAAACAAAGGCGTTCGTATGCAGTCTGAAGATCATGGACTGACTGTTACAAACAATGGCATTTTTGCTGATGAGGAAATCACAGTAAGCTCTGACAGACGCCTCAAAACTGGAATTGCTTATCAGATGAATAGGTACGAAGAGTTCTTCATGCGTCTGAAACCAACGCAGTTTCAGTATAAAGCTGGCGCTTCTGGTCGGTTCCATACAGGCTTTATTGCGCAGGATGTTGAAACGGCTTTGATTGAAAGCGGATTGTCTACCGACGAATTTGCAGGATTGGTCATCACGCCGGTCATTGAAGTAAACAAAAAGGATGGCATCGAAGATTGCTATCATCGTTTGAGATATGGCGAGTTTATTTCTTTGAATACATACATGATCCAGAAGCTGTATCGAAGAATCGAAGAGCTTGAAGAAAAACTGAATAACACAATCTGAACAAAAGGAGAACGATATGAAAAACGAAATCATGCAGCGGTTGGCTGTTGTGCTGAATGCACTGAATAACATCGATGTGAAGGGTAAGGCAAACCTTGCCAATCTGAGCGGCAGTATTGCTATGATTGAAGAGGTCAGTGCCATGCTGAATGGTGTTGAATTTGCGGAAGAGCAGAACGAAGCCGCAGAATAAACCAAATAGAGAGGCGGTGTATGCGTGAACTGTTTCTTTGAACCATATACATTGCCGACGATTGACTTTGTTGGCGGTGAGACTCAAGACCTTGCGTTTAATGTGTACTTCTACAAAGACAAAAAGGAGTTCAGTCTTACCGGTTGTACCTGTAACTTTTCCATTGTGAGCTTTACAAACAAAATGGGCGTGCCCATTCTGAGTAAACCCATGGAGGCCATCTACAATGATGCAGGTACGGCAAACAATGTCTTGACCGTAAAACTCTTGCCGACTGAAACGGTCGAGTTGTTTGGCAAGTATATTTATCAGATCATCATCCGAGATATTGACGGTGATGTGGAAGTTCCAAAACAGGGTATTCTCTATGTCACAAACAATATCAACAAGGACTTCATCCGGCAGTAAACCGAGGGCAAACGCTCTCGGCTTTTATTATGCCTATTTTCAACTATAAGGAGGACGGATTCTATGAATACGAACTATTTTCTGAACTGCGTGGCGGGCAATCTGTTCCAGACCAAGACTTCTCCCGCAATGCCCACCAAGTATTACATCGGTCTGAGCACAACTGCTCCTGCCGTTGATGGCACCGGCGTGAATGAACCCTCTGCGGACGCTGGTTATTCCCGAGTGGAACTGACTTCTCTTAGCACTCCTGTTGATGGCGTGGTCACCAATACACTGGCAATCAACTTCGAGGAAAGCACTGCAACCTGGAATACGATCACTCACTTCGTAATCTACGATACTGCTGATGTTGACAGTGGCAATCTGCTGATGTATGGCGAGCTGTCCACTCCCAGAGCAGTTGAGGCCGCTACGATCATGACCATCAAAGAGGGCTATCTGAAGCTGTCTGCACAGAACCCCGCCTAAGTGAATGAGGTGGTCGCATGGCAAAAGAGTTTGATATTTACCTCAATAATCGACTGACGCAATGCGACATTATCGTCTATTCAATTCCATATCGAGATGGTTTGACGGTCATGAACCGCATCATTCTCGAAAGCTGTCTGGACAACTATCTTCTCCAAAAGTTTGTGGCGGCACAGACAGGCTCTGAGTTGGTTGCTCACATTGACGAGATGATTAAAATCTGCCGTGAAAAGCTGAGTGTTGGAATGGCTATTGGCGTTGATGCGGAGATGTCTGTTCACTACGCATTGTCACCGGAAGATGCTGCTATCATCATTAGGCAAAACAATGTGGCACTGACGGCATCTTCTTTCATCGCTGCAGAAAACGCTGTTGTGCTCGATGTCGAGCCACTTCTGGCTCTTGTCGGCAAATCTCTTGGCGGTGGTGAGAGTTCTATCCTTTTCGACCAAACAGTCTACAAGGAGATCAAGAACAGCATTGAGCGGTATGAAGACGGCGTTGGAGTTTCTGCACAGGTAACAGGCACTGCTAAGCGTGGAAGCATTGCTGTTGACAGTGCTGTTGTGCCAATGGCAGATGTAACAGACCTTTGTTACCGACTGCACTGCGCCGGAGAGACGGCGTTGTCTCTTGCAGCGTCTGTTCTTGGAACTGAAATCCACTTCTCTCTTGGCTCTGGCTCGTCCAGCATCGTTCTGGGCGCAGGGGTGGATGGCGACAGAGTAACAAAATTCGAGACAGCTCAAAACACGCTGATGCTTCTGGCAGAACTGACCGATCAGCTTACACAGTTCATGGAGCCGGAGCCTACGATAGTTGAACTGTTTGCAGATATGCAGCCCATCGTTAAGCGGCACAGGCTGCTGGGAGAGATGGACGAAAATACGCTTGTGTCTTTTGACGAGATGACGCTCACAGAATTAGACTACATCATTTTAGAACCATAAATAGGGGGTGAAACTTATGTTTTATATCAAGCTGGACGGCAGCATGAACCTGGTCATTACGGCTCGTGAGCCACTGTTCCGTGGCGATAATCTGAACCGCAAAATCGTATATCTGATGCCTTTGACGGTCGGCGATATCGATATGCTGACTGCCTATGTATATCTGAACTACATCCGTGCTGATGGCGTGGCAGATGTGGTTGTGCTGGAGCGCATGGAGGAAATGTACAACGAGGACTACTACCAGTACACATTCCCTGTCACTTGCAAACTGACGAAGTATCCGGGAGAGGTCTGCACATGGATGCAAATCTACACTGGCACCCCCTCTAACCCGAACATCCAGAAGACTGGCGAGTGTATGCTCCAAATTCAGGAGTCCAAGAACATCGACAATTATCTCTGTGACCATCAGGTCACCGCAATCTATCAGCTTCAGAAGCAGCTTGAGGGCGGCGGCACTGGCGGAGGTTCCGGTGATACCAGCGATACTCCTGACTGGGAAGATATGGATGGTTCCCAGAACGAGGATAACACGACCCCAGACTGGGAGGACATGGACACTCCCAACACGGACTCAGGTGGTGAAACCTGGGACGATATGTAAACAAGCAACGCCGATGCAGAGTGTCGGCGATGTTATATCAAACTAAGTAAGGAGGTAAAAATGGCTAAAGTAAGATATGTGCAAGGCAAAAAGTCGTCTTACCTTGCTCTTGGCAGCTATGATCCTTTGGCTCTGTATTTCTGCACAGATACCAATGAGCTTTTCAAGGGCGACCAGCTCTACAGCGACGGTGTTCGCATCGTTCTGAACTATGCGAGCCTGCCTGCATTCAATGTGGCTGCTGACGGCATCCTGTACTTCTGCAAGGACAATGGTTGTGGCTATGTCCTGAATGAAGAGCGCAATGGTTGGCTGGCTGTGATCCACGGCATTGACAATGAGACCATCGGCTTGAATGACAACGGCCTCATGGCTGTTGTGGCAGTGCCTATCGCAAAGGTCACTGGTCTGGCAGAGGAACTGCAGCGCATTGAGGCAGTTGCTATTGCTGGCGGCTCTATTGCCACGGCTGAGTCCGCAGGCATTGTGAAGCCCGGTAGTGAGTTTGCAGTTGCTGCCGATGGCACCATGTCTCTGGTTGCTATCGAGATCACCAAGGTAACTGGTCTTGAGGAGAGATTGTCTGCTGTTGAGCAGGCCGTTGTTGGCGGCGTGCATTATCGTGGCGGCGTTGACACCTTTGAAGACCTGCCTACTGATGCCGCAGAGGGCGACCTGTATGAAGTGTACTCTGATAACAGCGAGTGGTGCTTCAACGGCGAGAAATGGTTCGAGTACGGCAAGACGACCGATATTGACCTGTCTGGCTATGCCGAAAAGGACGAAGTTCGTGCCATCGCAAAGATGGTGGACTATGAGATCGCCCATAAGCCCGAGGGTACACTGGTGAATTACTCTGACGAGGAAATTCGTGTGATGTGTCCTTCCGGCACTGAGTGGGAACTGCAGCAGTCCGGTGCCGGTGCTGATCCTAACGCCTATTACATCGGGTTTAAGGCTTATGCTCCCAGTGACGATGTTGTGAGCTTCAAGGAAGACCTGGCGGAGATCATCAGCGATACCACCATGTACTACTTCGAGGGCAACGATTTTGCTGGCACTGACGAGCATGGCCGCAAGTACAGCATCGTCTGGCTCCCCGTAGCCAAGTATGACGAAGTATCTGCTTCCTGGACTTACTACGGTGGTATGTCTTCTGACGAGAAGTACATCGGCTGGTACTACTCTGTTGAGTGGTATAACGCTGATGGGCTGAAAGTTGCCGCTGACACCATCAGAATCAACCTCTCTAACGAGGATTGCCATGCAAAGGCTGAGCCTTTCTACATGGCACAGGTTAAGGCTTCCATCGCAGCTCTCGAAGAGAGTCTGTCTTGGGAGGAAATCTAATCAAACAATATTAAATAGGAGGAAATAACTATGGCTAATGTTATGTTCAAGAAGGGCTTACTGGCCAACCTGCCTGCCAGCTATGCCGAGGGCACTTTCTATGTGACCACCGACGAGCGTGCCATCTATCTGGATGTTGACAACTCTACTCGCATCCGCATTGGCGACTTCCAGGAGTTCGCTACCCTGGAGGCTCTGCAGGCCAACAGCAATCCCAGCACTTCTGCTCTGTACTACATCTCCGGCCTGAATGTTCTGGCCAAGTGGAATGGCACTGACTATGTCCAGATCAACCTGGATACCGGCGCTACCTCTTTCGAGGTTGTCGGCGAGGGCAATGCCATCACCTCTGTTTCCTACAATGCTACTACTCGTAAGCTGACCCTGACCAAGGGCGAAACTTTTGCCACCAAGGCTGAGTTGAACGCTCTGGATGCCCGTGTTGGTGCTATCCCCGAGGGTTACACCGAGGAGACTATCGTTGCCTACATCAACAAGAAGGCCGAGGAGACCCTGAATGCTGCTTCCGGCGGTTCTTCCGAGTCTGCTGCTTCTGTTCTGGCTGCGCTGAACACCTACAAGGCTGAGAACGATCCCAAGGTTACCGACCTGCAGACCCGCATGACCGCTGCTGAGGGCGAGATCGACGCCCTGCAGGCCATTGACCACGAGGCTTACATTGCCGCTGACGAGCAGGTTCTGGCCGATGCCAAGGAGTACGCTGAGGAGCAGGCTGGTGCAGTTGATACCAAGCTGACTGAAGAGGTCACCCGTGCCAAGGCCGCTGAGGAGGCCAACGCTGCTGCCGCTAAGGCCGCTGATGACAAGGCTGTTGCCGCTCAGGAAGATGTGGATGCTCTGGCTGAGAAGGTTGGCGAGGTTCCCGCTGATAAGACTGTCGTTCAGATGATCTCTGACGCTCAGGCTGCAGCTACCTACGATGACACTCAGGTTAAGGCAGACATCGCTGCCAATGCTGAGGCCATTCAGGTTGAGAAGGAGCGCATGGACGCCTTCATGACTCTGGAGGACGGTCAGACTCTGAACGCTGCTCTGGATAGCCTGAAGGAGATTCAGGACTTCATCACCAACGAGGCCGCTGACGCTGATATCCTGCTTGGTAAGGTCTCCGATCTGGAAGCTATCGTTGCCGGTATCGGCGGCGAGGGTGAGTCCGCAACTGTGGTCGCTTATGTGACTGCTGCTATCGAGGCTCTGAAGATCGGTGACTACGCAAAGGCTGCTGATCTGACCGCTCTGGCTGATCGTGTTGCCGCTATGGAGGCCAAGGTTCCCAACTGGGATGCCGCTGAGCAGAATGCCAAGGATTATGCCGATGGTCTGAACACTGCTATGGACACCCGCGTTAAGACTCTGGAAGAGATCGACCACGATGCCTATGTTGCTGCCGATGAGCAGGTTCTGTCTGAGGCTAAGGAGTATGCTGACCAGGCTGAGGCCGACGCTCTGGCTGCCGCCAAGGAGTATGCAAACGGTCTGGATGCCGCCATGGATGCTCGTGTTGATGTCCTTGAGGCCATTGACCACAACGCATATGTTGCTGCTGACGCCACCAATCTGCAGGCCGCTAAGGACTATGCTGATGGTCTGGCTGGCAACTACGATGCTTCCGGTTCTGCTTCCGCTGCCGAGGCTGCCGCAAAGGCTTACACCGATGCCGCTCTGACTTGGGGTTCTTTCTAATCAGAACACCATCGGTGAAAAATGCCGCTTAATTGCGGCGTAAACGAAATAAGGGCAGGTGAGCTAACGCTCCCTGCCCTTTCATCATAATTAAATAAAACGCGAAGAATGGAGGCTATAGAATGGCACTCTTCAAAATTCTTAAGGGTGACAGCTCTCGTATCGACATGAGCATCACCCCTTTCCATGATGGGTACGCCTACTTCACTCCCGATGACGGTGGTTTCTACATCGACTCAGAGGACAACGGCGAACAGAAGCGTATTCGTATCAACCCACAGAACAGTGGTGGCAGCACGGCAAAAACATCCACACTGCTGGCGTCTGGCTGGTCTGGCGGACAGCAGACACTGACCATCGAGGGTGTGACTGCCGACTCCAATGGCGTGATTGGTGTAACGCAGGATATCTCAGACGCACAGATGGAAGCGGCCAAAAACGCAGAATTGTATGTGTGTTCCCAGGGCGACGCAACTCTCACAGTCGCTGTGTTTGGTGAGACTCCAACCTGTGATATTCCCGTTGTGGTCATCTTGATTGGCTAAGGCAGGAAGGTGGTATTCATATGAGTGAAACTGCTAACTACGGTCTGTACTTAACCAACGATAGTTCGGAAAGATTCCTGGACTGGCGTGAAAAAATGAATGGAACAGAGGATTCTAACATGATGAAAATCGATGCCGCTCTCGGCACAAAGGCAAACAACAGCGTACCTGTTTACGCTACTTTGCTTGCGTCTGCTTGGGTCGGTGTTGATGCGCCCTACACACAGGAACTCGCTGTCGAAGGTTTGAGCGAGACCCAAAACGGTACGATCTCCGTTGCTCACACTGCAACGGCAGATCAACGGGAAGTCGCAAGAGAGGCAATGCTCTCTGTTATTGGGCAGGCTGACGGCAAGCTGACGATTGTTGCTGACGGCGAAATGCCCGAACTCGATATTCCTGTGTACATCATTCTATTAGGTTAAAAGGAGGGCGCAAAATGCCTATTTTATCAAACTTCCCCGGTGGTAGCGGCTCAGGCGGCGGCGGTCTGGCTCTGGCTGCTGTTTCCGGCATTACCACGCTGGTCTCTTCCGGCAAAGTCTATGTGAAGTGGACTGACCCCGATGATCTGGTTGTTGCTGATTCCACACTGGCCGCTTGGGGCGGCACTCTGCTGGTTCGTAAGGCAGGTTCTATGCCCTCAAGCCGTCGTGATGGCACTATCGTTCTGGACAGCACAACCCGCAACGCATACACCAATTCCTATTTCTGTGATAGTGGTCTGACTGATGGTGTGACCTACTATTACAAGTTCTTCCCATACACCACGACTGGTACATACACTGACAGCACCGATGATGAGTTCAGCGCAACCCCGACTGCACAGGTGGCGGGCATTGCAAGCTGGCTTGTCACTGGTATGTCTGCTTCCTCTGAAGCAGGTGACGGTAAGATGACCATCAAGTGGACTGACCCCGCAGCAACCATCACTTCTGACGGTGTTACTCTGGCAACCTGGGCAAGCACCACTGTTGTTGTCAAGGCTGGCAGCTACGCCACCAGTAAGGATGATGCCAATGCTGCTTACACGCTGAAGGTGACTACTCGTAACCAGTATTCCAGCTCTGCTTTGACTGTAACTGGTTTGACGAATGGTACGACCTACTATATCAGCTTTTTCCCCGAGACCACAGACGGTGGTATCAATACTGCTACTTCTCAGAGAACGACTGGTACTGCCAACCGCATTACCATTAGCACTACTCCATCCCAGAGTGGCACGCTGACCTATACTGGTAATTCCCAGACTCCTTCTTGGAGCAATTACAGCACGACTCAGTTGACCATCGGCGGCACCACTTCCGGCACCAATGCTGGCAGTTACAATGCCACCTTTACACCGAAGACAGACTATCGCTGGAGTGATGGCACTACGACTGCAAAAACGGTTGCCTGGTCTATTGGTAAGGCTGCAGGTTCTCTGACTCTGAGCGCCTCAAGTGTTACGCTGAACGCCAGCACCACGAGCACCACAGTCACTGTGACTCGTGCTGGTGATGGTACGATCACTGCAACTTCCGACGCTACAAGCATTGCGACTGTCTCTGTCAGTGGTAACACCTTGACCATTAAGAGCGTGAATGATACCACTGGTACTGCCACGATCACGGTCAAGGTTGCGGCAGGCACGAACCACAACGCTCCGTCCAACAAGACGATTGCGGTTACTGCACAGTTCCTGCCCGACAAGAAGACCTTGGAGAATACCACATGGGAAGAGCTGAGCCAGATTGCTAAGGCTGGCAAGGTTGCCGATTACATGACCAGTGGCGGCGGTTCATGGGCTATTGGCGATACCAAGAGCATGAGCTTCAACGGTACGACCTACTATGTACAGCTCATTGGAACTGAGCATGACACACCTTCCGATACTTCTGCCTATGGTCAGAGCAAGGCTGGCTTGACATTCCAGTTCGGTGTTGCCAACGATAGCAGCAAGAATGGTATGTACGCAACAACCTATCCCATGAACAGTTCTAACACTAACTCTGGTGGTTGGACAAGCTGTGTGATGCGCTCTACAACCATGGGCACCATGAAGGGCTATCTGCCCACGGAGCTGCAGAATGTGTTGGTAGCTGTCAATAAGCTGACTTCTGCTGGCTCTCAGAGCTCCACCATCAACACGACAAGCGATGAGCTGTTCCTCCTGAGTGAGATCGAAATCTTCGGTTCCACAACCTATTCTTTTGCTGGCGAGGGTACGCAGTATGCGTTCTATTCTGCCGGTAATAGCAAGGTGCGTTACAGAAGCGGCTCCTCCTACTACTGGTGGGAGCGTTCTCTTTATTCGAGCGACAGCGCTCGTTTCTGTCGTGTCAACACCGGCGGCAACGCCAGCGGCGCCAACGCCGGCACCAGTGGTGGCGTGTCTTTCGGCTTCTGTATTTAACCCCATAACCCAATGGTTGCGGGCTGTCTCACTCCGTACAGGAGTGAACAGGCCGTTCTTTTATTGTCTCAGGCTACACTCTCCCCGTTTAGGGGAGATGTGTATGCCTGCGATGATACAAGGTTGTAGGGTGGTTTGCGATTAAAGGTGACCCTCCTTTGCGGTAATGGGTGGCCTATAAACAATTTTGAATGAAAGGGTGAAATCATGTCGGTTTACAAATCCAGGCGAGGAACCAGTGCCGTGCAGTATGTGGAAACAGCCAGACAGTTGCAGATTTTTACCATCAGCAACTGTGTTAAGTTTCCCAAGCGGTATACCTACCTCGTCGTCAACAAACTTGCGTCCCTTGCGGAAGATATTGATACCCATGTGCGTATTGCGGAAGCGATTATGCCAACCAATCTGCATGAAGCGCAGATGCGTCGAGATGAGTTTAATCTTGCTTTCGGCTTACTCAACAGTTTAGACGATAAGCTGCAGCTCATGTATGACATCGTGAAGAAAAATCCGAACTGGAAGACGGAATTCAAATGGCTTCCTAACGCAATGCTTGAGTGGGGCAATTTGATCCAAAAGGAGAAAAATTTAATTGTCGGAGTTAAGAAAACAGACCGCAAACGGTTCAGTAAGTTCACGACCGACGAAGATGTGGAAGCATCTATTTCAACTGAGGAATAAGCAGTAATGCTTTTCTTAGGTCAAGCCTCGTCCTTGTTCTCGTTGCGTGTTTTTTTGCAGCCGTGGGTTTCTCGGCTCCACCAACAACTGGTGGGAGCGTTCTCCTAATTCGAGCAACAGCACTAATTTCTGTAATGTCAACACCAACGGCAACGCCAACAACAACAACGCCAGCAACAGTAATGGCGTGTCTTTCGGATTCTGCGGTACATAGTCAATCAAAGTAACCTAACCAAGGCGAAATTTGTACTTCCGCTGAAGGGAGGCTTGTTCCTGTGGCTTGTGCATACAAGCCCAAAACAGTGTGTCGATAGTCTACACCGGACGCTGCTTGCATGGTCGGCAAAGGCGTGGTAGCCGATTTCATGGTGGGAGACTTACGCAGTTAGAATACACGCTCCATAACAATACTGTACGGCGCACCCAAATCTATATAAGGAAAGAAGGGTTAGATACGACCAGCGAAGAGCGTAAAGAGGCGCGATATCAGCGCAGGAAAGCCGCTCGCCAAGCAAAGCGTGACGCATTAAGTGAAGCCTGCGGCAATTTTGAAGAGGTGTTTACCTTTGAGCATTTGTACGATTCCGCTAAGAATTGTTCAAAGGGCGTCATGTGGAAAAACAGCGTTCAAAACTATATGAGCCGAATCACAACGAATGTAGCAGATACGCATGAGAAGCTGATGAATGGAAAGTTCAGGAGCCGTGGATTCCACGAATTTGATTTGATAGAGCGAGGTAAGCTCAGACACATCAAGAGAGTGCATATCTCAGAGCGTGTGGTTCAACGCTGTTTGTGCGACTACATACTGGTCAAGGTATTCTCAAACTCTTTTATCCACGATAATGCGGCCAGCCTGAAAGGCAAAGGGATTGATTTTGCCATGGATCGTGTAAACACGCATCTGCACAGGTTTTACAGGCAGCATGGTGTTAGCGGCCTGATGAATGGCGCCGTTCTAATGGGCGATTTCTCTGATTTTTTCAATAGTTCACCGCACGACATTATTTATGTAGAGGGTGAACGGAGAATCAAAGATGAGCGCATACGAAAATTGGCGAATGGGTTCATGGAGGACTTTGGCGACAGAGGTTTTGGCCTTGGCAGTCAGGTTTCCCAAATCGATTCTCTGATGGTGGCAAGTCCGCTTGACCACTTCATCAAGGAAAAGCTCCGCATCAAACACTATGGCCGCTATATGGATGACTTCTATCTCATCCACGAAGACCCGGAATATCTCGCCTATTGCATGGAGGAGATAAAGAAAAAGTGCGATGAACTCGGCCTTAATCTGAACAAGAAAAAGACGAGAATCATCCCACTTAGAAACGGATTTAGGTTTTTGAAAACGAAATTCGTTCTGACTGAAACTGGCGCAGTTATACGCAAGATGAACCGTTCCTCTCCCACAAGAATGAGGCGCAAGCTAAAGACATTCAAGCGTTGGATGGAGGAGGGTAAGTTTACCATTGACGATGTGAATACAGCCTACCAAAGCTGGCGTGGTCACATGAGGCGTGGCAATAGCACAAAGATACTGCGCAGAATGGACAAGTTCTTCAATGAACTATTTTTGGAAACCGAGGAGGTAAGAAAAAGTGCTTAAGATTTGTAAAGACGGCAATGTCATCGCCCTGTGCGAAGCTCCCCGCTGGATTCGTATGCAGGAGAATGGTTATTTCGGTGCCTGCTCTGAGGTTGAGGCCGAAGGTATCGTAATCAACGACATGATCTACAACATTCCCGGCCATGACATCGGCGCCGCTGAAACGGTGTCCTATGTTGAGGTGGACAGCGGCGAGTATATTTTCAGCCAGCAGGAAGCTGCTGCTGTCAATGATGCGGCTGTGTCCTTTGTGAAGATCATGATGCCCACTGTCGAACTGGATGACGACCAGATGATTACAGTGTCTGCTCTGTATGATGACTGGGCTGCGGGTGCTTATGTTGTTGGTGATGTGCGCAATGCAGAGGGTCAGACCTGGGAGTGTCATCAGGCACATGATAACGCAGTGTACCCCGACATCGTTCCCGGCTCTTCTTCATGGGCTACTTTCTGGAGACCCCTGCATGGTAAGACCCCTGAGACTGCCCGTCCCTGGTGCAAGCCTGTGGCAGGTACGACTGATATGTACCATGTTGGCGAGTACATGATCTACACCGACAGCGCTCTGTATCTGTGCATTGTTGATACCGTGTATTCTCCCGAAGAGTATGCACAGGCATGGGAAAAGCAGGGCGAAGATGAAGTCACAGAATAAGTATAAAACTGGACTTTCATCAGTGTAAATGGGAGGTGTTGTGATGTCGATTGAGAAAACGATATGGAGCTTCTTCCATGACAAAGGCTTAAACGCCTACGGTATAGCCGGTTTAATGGGCAATCTGTACGCAGAGTCTGGCCTTATGCCCAACAATCTCCAAAACACCGGCAACAAGAAACTCGGCATGACAGACGCCGAATATGTAAAAGCCATTGATAGCGGTACATACACAAAGTTTGTCAGAGACTCTATTGGCTTTGGTCTGGCACAGTGGACTTTTTGGTCTCGCAAGCAGGCTTTGCTGGATTACGCAAAGAGTCTTGGAGTATCCATTGGAGATTTGAATATGCAGCTCAACTTCCTGTGGAAGGAGTTGACTGAGAGTTACAATGGCGTTCTGAGCGTGCTCAGGAACGCTTCTTCTATTTTGGAGGCATCCAACGCCGTATTGTTCAATTTTGAGCGACCTGCCAATCAGGACGATAGCGTTCAGAGAAAGCGTGCCAACTTTGGGCAAGTCTATTACGACAAGTATGCTTCCACACCTCAAACGGAAGGAGTGGTTAATTTGACTGCTGTTGAAAGAGTTATCGCCACGGCTAAGAGCCAGGTGGGTTATCTCGAAAAAGCAAGCAATAGCCAACTCGACAGTAATACTGCGAACGCAGGCAGAAACAACTGGACGAAGTACGCCAGAGACCTCGACCGTCTTGGCGTGTACAACTTCCCAAAGAATGGCTATGCCTGGTGCGATATGTTTGTGGACTGGTGTTTTGTGACTACCTTTGGTGTTGAACTGGCATGGAAGATGACCAATCAGCCGATGAAAGGTTGCGGCGCAGGTTGCACATATTCTGCCCAGTATTACAGAAACATGGGGCGCTTCCATAAAACCAACCCCCGGCCCGGAGATCAGATTTTCTTCTCTGAGGATGGCGGTGCAACCTCTTACCATACCGGCCTGGTTATTGCTGTGGACAGCAAGCGGGTCTACACAATCGAGGGTAATACATCAAGCGACCCCGGTGTTGTTGAGAACGGCGGATCAGTAAATGAGAAGAGTTATTCTCTCTCATACGCAAAAATCGGCGGCTACGGCACGCCCGATTATTCTCTTGTGGAGGAGGAAGATGACATGGATGTGAAGCGGTTTGAGGAACTGTGGCTGGAGTACAGAAAGAGTCTGCAGGACAACGACGCAAGTCAGTACAGCGAGCAGGCTCGGCAGTGGGCTGTGGACAACGGTCTGATTGCTGGTAACAACGCCACAGAGTTCAACGGGATGTGGCAGGATATGCTGACCCGTGAGCAGTTCGTGACTGTTCTGTTCCGCTTTGCTCAGTTGATGGGCAAGGCATAAGAAGACATTGAAAATATGTCAGTTATAAAGGAGGGAGGTTGGATTGAGCATCGTGTCCGCAAAAGGTAAACGAGTAGCGCCGAAACAAAAATCTGGCCTATTTAGACATCTTGGGAAGCTTGGCTTCTCCAATCGTCTGGCTCTGTACATCATCCTCTTTTTGGCTGTCGGTCTGGCGGGTGGCTTTGTTCTCGCATGGAGAAGTATCACCTATGGCTATACTGGCGCCTTGGCGTGCTGGTCGGTGTGTTTCACACCGATTGGTACGGCAGCGAGTGTGGTGCTGAGCAAGATCGTACATAAGAGCGAAGCGGAAAATACTGGCGCTGACGGCGAAGGTATCAAGTATGCCGCTGCAAAAGCGAGCGGGTTCGCTCCGGGCGACGATAACATCGAAAGCCCATCAATATAAACATAGGAGGTACGCAGTATGGAATGGGTAGAGTTAGCTTTATCTGTTGTGGCTGGTTTAACCGCAACAATCCCCCTGGTCATCAAGCTGATTGAATATGTCAAGAAATCCATTAGGGAAAAGAATTGGCCTGGTCTGCTGGAAATGGTCATGGGTTACATGGAAGTTGCCGAGGGCAAGTTCAAGACTGGAGCAGAGAAGAAAGAATGGGTTCTTGCCATGGTTAAGGCTTCCGCCGATACTATCAACTACGATATTGACATGAATGTTGTCAGCGATATGATCGACGATCTCTGCGACATGAGTAATATCATCAACCCGCCTGCAGAAAAGGCGGGTGAATAAGGCACATGATTAGCTTCATTGAATACCTGAGTGTGCCTGAGAAAGTCGGTCTGGTGATCGTCGCTTGCCTTCTGGTGATGAATCTGGTTGGTGAGTTCCTTGAGTTCAAAGGAAAGGTCGTTCCTGAGTGGGTGAAGCTCCGCAAGTTCTTTACTCGGAGAAAGGCCGAAAAGGAAGATGCGACTAAGACCTTGAAAGAAGTCAAGCAGCTTCTGAGCGATGTGAATGCACATTATTCAGAAGACAATATCACCAAGCGCAATAGCTGGATGCAGTGGGTCAACGACCGGGCTGAGGTGTATGACGACTCTATTGTTGGCATCACCAAAAGTCTTGGCGATGTAACCTCTGCTCTGAATGCAAACACAAAGCTCACCGAGGAGATGTTTGTTCAAAGCAGCCGTGACCGCATCATCGACTTTTCTCATAGAGCCGCAGACCATAGTATTCCTGTCTCAAGAGAGGAGTTCAACAGAATCTTCAAGGTGTACGATAAGTACGAGAAGTTCTTGGGAGACCACGATATGACCAATGGTGAAATCGACATTGTCTACGGCATCATCAAGAAGTCCTACGAGCATCGTATGGAGAACCATACATTTATCGAGGACAACCATGGCCTGTGATAGGCCAAAAAAATCTAAACTATTCTGATATTTTGTGGGTGTAAAATATCAAATGGATATGAACATTTTTAGGAGAGTTCTCCCTGTAAATTGCAGGGTGGGCTCTCCTTTTTTTGCGTCCGCTCTGTCACAAAAATTGTATAGTTTTCATGACAAATATCATTTCGGCAGCGGGAGCAGTTTATTGCCGAAATGGTACTGGAAATTTGGGCGAAAAAATAAAGGGCAGGAATGGAAATGTATCCACACCTGCCCTTGTTCTACTATTCATTTGAGATGTTCGCTTATAACATCATTGTACTTTTACAGTGCTCTTATAAATTAACATCTTGATATATGTATTTCGTCCCAAATGATTAGTTTGAGACGAATAAAAAATCGTTGTACTCTGATGGAATCGCTAAATCTCAAAAATTCCTCAACTTTCTATGAAACCACAGCCGCTACCATACATTATACGATATTCAGAACAAGCATTGAAGATAAAAAGGATTAAAAATGACGGCCTTGCTTAACAAAGCCGCCGAATAAAAAAGCTTCATTCCACAAAGAACAGCACCCGCCGGATCAGCTCCGGGATATTGACCGGGGCGGTGATATAGTCGTTCACGC